AACTGGTGCTGCTAGAGAGATTTGAACTCTCGGCCTCTCCCTTACCAAGGGTATTCTTGAAGGTACTAAAGTCATTGTGCTGTATAGCGTAGAGCGTTGTTGAAACTCAGACCGTACAGATTTTGTACATTTTGTGGTCTAGCCAAAAGAAAAGCCCGCGATTGCGGGCTTCTTGTCGTTAGGCGGCGCCGAATAGGTCAGGCGTAGGTGGCGCGTTGTCGTTCGCTGGTGGCTTCTTGGCGCGGGGCTTTAGGGAGCGATCGTCGGTGGCGGAAAGTCTAATAGACGCTGTCGCGGCGTATTCCGGATTCAGTTCGCAAAGGATTGCGTTCCTGCCCAACCTTGACGCAACGGCGCCAGTCGTGCCGCTACCTCCGAATGGGTCCAGAACCGTGTCGCCCTCGATGGTAGTCGCCAAGACACATGGCTCCACCAGCCGCTCGGAGAATGACGCGCCATGGTCACTACGACCAGTCGGTGCGATTTGCCAGACAGAGCCGTTCGCATAGGGAGGCAGCTTCGACTTGTCGAAACGGTAGCTCTTGCTCTTCGTGAGCAGGAAGATTTGTTCGTGGCGATTCGGAAGGCGATCAACGGACGGCTCCGGCTTGCCGAAGTTCTTGGCCCATATTATTTCCTGCCTGAGAAACCAGCCATCGGCACGCAATGCGAAAGCGACCATCCACGGGATGCCGAACATATCCTTCTCCTTGAGGTCTCCGTCGTTGATGGACAGGCGGGTCAGCCCGAGCTTTGTTGTCTCTGCCCACGAAAGCTCCTTGAACCCATTCAACGATGGCTGATGGCTGCTTGATCGAATTCGCCTCCTGTTATTCGCGGTGTCGCCAAGATTCAGCCAGAGGGCGCCGTCGTCCGTCAACACCCGCCGCACTTCTCTAAAGACGGAGACAAGCTGTGCCACGAAGTCGGAAGGCGTCATCTCCATGCCTATTTGGTCCGCGTGGCCGTAGTCGCGAAGCGCAAAATATGGAGGACTTGTCACGCAACAGTTCACGCTGCGCTCCGGCAGGGTGCGCAGGATGTCGCGGCAATCACCAAGTCTCAGATCAACCCGCATCACCCTTCCCTCCTCTTCTTGTCCAAATCAGTCCGCTTGCCCATGCCCTCCGCAAACTTGCCAGACCACGCCAGGGGATCATCCAGCCACGGCAACCGAGCCCACAACTCGGGCACCGGCAACTTGTTGATCGCTTCAATGAGTGGCGCCTGCGGCACGTTAGTGTAGTGACGGCTCATGTCATCCGCTGCGTGGCCAAGTATCTGGTCCTTGATGTGCGGATGGACACCCGCGACAACCAACCCTGTCGAGCAACTGTGGCGGCCGGTATACGGGGCAATATCTTTAATGTCGCTCCGGCGGCGAGCGCCGTTGATCGCTGACTTGAGGCCACCACCACCTCGCCCCTCTTCATCTGTCGCTATCTCCTCGTACGGTTCGCCGCGTGGCGTTCGAAATAGCCGCGGCTCGTCTTCCAATCCAGGCCGCTTCAGCAGGGACTCGAATATCGGTACCAAGAACTCATGGATCGGAACTCCTCGAGGCTCGCCTGTCTTTGTGTGTGTTAGCGTGATCCAGCGACCGGAGACATTGACCTCGCCAACCTCAAGCGCGAATAGCTCGATCGGCCGCATGCCGGCGTAAAATAGCGTAGTCATCAGCATGGCCGGGCCTGGCGACATGGCCGCAATGAACTTTGCGGCATGTTCGTATTCAACTGGAAATGTGCCGGCGCGGCGCTTCGCTAGGCGCACGACGTTCGTGCCCTTTGGCTTCTTCGGACGCGACCACTGGCGAACATCTGCCCATCCGTTCTTAACGGCATGGTTCCAGACTGCGATGAATGGCGTGTAGCATTGACGATTGCGCGTTTCTGGTTGAGCATTTGGATAGAGTTTGCGCGCCGCCTCGTCCAAATCGTTTTGTTGTATGTCTTTCAGCTTGGTATCATAAAAGTAGTCTAGCAGGCCGTCGCGCGATCCGTCCTCATAAACGGAGCCGGTAAAGCGCTTATCTCCACCTGCCTTCCAATAGGAATCGACCGCTTGCGCAAATGTACGTGTGGCCTTCGGGCCGAACACGGCGTCGCTGACGAGTTCAGCTTCTCGCTTTATGCGGAGCGCTTCCGCGACTTCTTTCTGCTCTGTGCGAGCAGACTCGCGGACAGCTTGTCCATGGACGGTGCCTGAGATCCACCAGACTTTGCCACGCTTGTAGAGTTTGAGGGGCATCGTAGAACATCCTTTATGGCTTCGATGTCTTTGTCTGTAAAAAGGATATCACGGCCTCGCACCATGCATAGGCCGTGCTGTTTGGCGATCTTTGCAACGCCTCTGTTGGTAAGGCGAAGATATTCAGCCGCCTCGGCAAGAGTGTAAATCCTGCCGAGCGGCCCGTTGTTATCGTTGTCGTGGTGCCTCATCCTCTGCCCTCCTCGTTAAGAGCGGCACGGCCAAGCTGAGTGATCCGATATCCATTGCTGACCCAAATCACCAATTTCTCATGGATGAAATAGGAAAGGTCGTTGTCGGCTTTTTCAGGTGGAACGCCACCCCAAAGAGGAACATGGCTGTTTGCGAGGTCCGTCAATTGGCTTTTCTGTGGGCCAAAAAGGTAAACCATCATAGCTCCTCCAGCCGAGACAGGAGAGCGCGGATCGCCTCAAATTGATCAGCGAGGCAAGCCAAAGTGCCGCCATTGTCGAAGAACCATCGACGGGATTCCGCGACGGTTTCCTCCTTGCATTGGTCTGGAGCAACGTGAACGTGCATCATGCGCTTCAGCAGGGCATCTGACGAGGTCAGCACCTTCCTCACCTCTTCCATCACCTCTGCATGGCGCTGGCGTTCATCGCAGAGATATCCGGCAATTGCCTCGATCTTGGCTGATGACGGCTCGCCCTGCATTTCGCGAATCTCGATAAAGAGCGCCGTGGCGGCCCGCATGATATCGTCGGGGATCTTGCTCATTCGCGCACCTCCACAGCAACGAAGCCGGGGCACTGCTTGTTTGGCTGATCCTCATTTTTGATGAATCCGCACATCATGCAGCATTTGATCTGCATCGAAGAGAAAACGCGCTCGTGCCAAAGATGGCCGTTGTCTTCCTTCGGCGGATGGCAGCAGGCGACGATATGGATTTTCCCGCTGTCACGGTGGCAATCGCAGGTGCAGTTATCGTAAGCCGGCGGCACGAACCTACGGCCGGCACCGATCTCCAGATCACCTTCCTGCGCGGCCCGCTTCTCGAACCATTCTTTGTCGATCGGGAGTTTCACGGCTTATCTCTCCCTTCGTTAGAGGGGAGCGAGGGCGGAGCAGGGAGAGGACGCCAAGCCGACGGCCCGTGATAGTTTATCTCGCTGATCGGGCCACCATGATAATCGTCGTAGCTGTTCCCGGCCCACCACCAGTCGCCGTCGCCGTAATGTTCTGGATCGAAATAGGCTTCACCGACGATGTACGCGTCATTGTCCTTATGAAGCACGGCAATTATGACTGGCGTCTTGTCCTTCGGCGCGGCGGCCATGTCATGGTTCCAGCCATCTCCGCCGGTTCCGGCTTCTATAGGGGCGTGGAGGGCGGCAATGATCGCGTCGGTATTGTCGAGAATCCATTTCAGGCAGTTGGCGGTCTCACCGTAGACGTTCAGTTCCTCGCTGCCGTTCCAATTGCGTAGCTGCCAGGATATGCCTCGATCAGCTTTCGGCAGTTTTGCGAGCCGCTCTTTCAGTTCGGACAGAGCCTTATCGTGCGGGGTGGTCATTGGGAGGAGTCCTTGTCGACAAAGCCAGATTTTGTGATGAAAAAAGAACCTCCATCACAAGTTTCTCTTTCCATTGTCATGGCGGCAACAGCTGCGATCGAACTGTCTTGCGACATGCGCAAGACTTCCTTTGGGGTAAGTCTGACGGTTCCGCCTCTATCAGCCGCGCGCATGATTCGGATGTATGGATTCAGCTTCGCCATCATTCCCCTCCTTTATTGAGAGGGGCGGAGGAACGCTGAACGAGACTAACGATGGCTTCAACGCCGCGCCAATATGCAAGCGGATCCTCTTCAGCGCGCCAGACTTTATGTCGACGCTGGGGATTTCCGGCCATTTCGCTCCCCATGGCAATATGGATGATGCGACCAGCTTCAGCGTAGATTTGAGCCTCCGTCATCGTTCGGTCTCCTCTTGCTGAGAAAGGGCGGTACGGGCGGCTATGGTTTGCTGATCGGGGACATTCTGACATGGGCAATAATCGTCCGATCCGAGGCAGGCGCAGCGTTTGGCTTGCTGGCGCATCTCTTCAATAGACAAGCCGCGCTCCTGCCTAGGATCAGCAGGTAGGTTGTCAATGATTTCCTGTACGATTGCGAAGGCATCGCCTTGCGCGCCGATGTAGCCAGCGTCATATTCGACATTGGTTGCGGGGTGGAGCTTCAGCGACAATATTTCAGACGCAATGTGCGAGAGTATTGAACGGATATCAGTGCTCATCCCCGCTCTCCCTTCGCTACATGCTGGAGGGCGGAACGACGGGATATTTCGGCAGACAGCCGCTCCTTAGCCAACTCTTCAGTTGGCTCATCGACTTCAAAATTGTCATCGCTGTCGGAGTCTGGTGCCGGCTCAAGATAGGCAAAATAGCGTACTTCTATGACGCCGCCTCTGACGTATGGAAGCACTTCGCCGGGTTCCAGATCGCAGTTTTCGGCAATTTGCCAAGGGCCGTCAGAGCAAGCATCGGAGGAAGTGTCATCTTCCGGCCAATACCAATCGGCGCTAGCGAAGCGCTTCTCCAGATCGACGTTGCGGACTTTAAGGGCTTCGTTCTCTTCCATCAGTTCGGAGTAGACCTGAGAAGAGAGATTTGAGCGGATGCCAGCAAGCACTTCCGTCGAAATTTGATGGCTCTGATCACCGCCGCGATAGCCCTTCGCACTGTCGCGTTTCGTATTGTAAGCGTTCCTCGCGTCGTTATAGCCAGCATCGTAGGCCGAACGGATCGCGTCAGTGATGATCGTTTCCCTCAGCGCGGCGATATCGGAGGCGGCCGGAGAGGAGAGAGCGGAGCGGATGATTTCCCGAACGGTTTCCTCATACTTATCCTGAGCGTAAGCTTTTGCCGCTTCGACCGTTGAGAACTTTCTCTTGACCATTGTGCCGTTGATACGGAGTGGAAACTTTCCGAAACAAATAGGCTCGTGGGTATCTATCAGAGCCCTGAAGCCAACAGTCAGATTGTGTGCTTGCCATTCTGGATAATTCGCGGTCGGGCGAGGCTCTTCCCACTTCAGTTGCTTGATCTTCACCGCCACAGGCAGCGGCGCAGGAGCGGCGTAGAGTGGCGTGGCGTTGTCGACAGGTTTACGGTTGCCGAAAGTGAACTGTTCAAAGCCATCATTGAACCACAGCCACGCCACCGGCTCTTCAGGCAGAAGAGCAAGGGCGGCTTCGATTGCGGCCTCCATCCCTGATTTGTATGGAAGACTATGAATGTCTCCATTGGCGTATGCTCGGCATGCGGCTTCGATCATCTCGGGAGTTATCACGCCGCCCTCCCATAGCCAAGCAGCTCAAGGCGCTCTGCGATCTTGATAAGATTGTTGCCTTGGCGCTCGCGTCGATATCCTCCTGCGGCCAAGTTGACCTGCGCAACCTGCCATAGACTGGCTGGAGAAAGACCGTCGGCAATGGCCCGGTCGAGGGTGAGGAGCGGTGCCGACGGTCGGTTGTTGTTGGCTGCCCTCTGTGCCGGTGGGCGTCTTCTGTTGTCGTTCATTGGTATCTCCTTGTGGTGGTGGGGTTGTTAGTTAATTGGCCTTGACGGACCAAGGCCGCTTTGAATCGCTGTCGGCCAATCGAGGCTTGAAGACGTCAGGATGATAGCGGTTGGCTTCTTCGCTGGTGCGCAAAAACTCCATTGCCTCGTCACGGTCGGAAAATTCTGTGCCTATACGAATGTTTCGAAGCCACACTTCCGTCTTGTTCCTCTCGGCAGCATTTGAGGCGCGCTGACGCTGCGCCTCAATGCGAGCGGATCGGTCGGCAATCTCTTCATCTGTGATCGGTCGCTCGTATGTGACGCCAGATCCTTCCCAGTCGTAGGCCCAAACCTCGATTGTCGCCGAGGCTCGAAACTCTTCCGGTATCTTTTCGAGAGCAGCCTGAAGATCGTTGATGAGATCGACTATGCAATTTGTGGTGCCTATTATATCAGAATCGGCAACCATCTCGGTTATCATTTCCGTCATCTCGATCTCCTCAGCGGTGGTTGAGGTCGCCGGCCACAAAGCCAGCGACAAAAGCAAGCGCGATAATAAGGACGGCAATCGGCGTCATATCATCTGCGCCATTTGGTAGCCGAGCCAAAAGACAACGGCGCAGGCGAGTGCGAACTCGACGATGCGTGCGCGGATAGCGGCGCTGGCGCTGAAGTGCTCAATGTGAGCCTCTACGCAGGTCATCTGTCGGCGCGGGACGGAGATGGTGGTCATGACCGACCCTCCGCTTTGGCTATGGCGGCGCGATATTTCAGCGCGGCATCGGTCCAAAGGTCGGTATTAGTGTCAACGCCAGCGTCTACGGCCTTCCAGAGTGTTTTTAGGGCATCAAGAAGATCAGGCGCGGCGGCGATCAGGTAGGCGTTACCCTCTCGGTTTTGCCCACCAACCATTGCTACATTCTTACGAACCTTGGGTTCATTTGGTGCGATAACGGCTTTGCCCGTAGTTGTGCCGTCAACTACGATCCACGGGCCGGATGTGTGCTCTGTCGCCATCACTCGCCCTCCACCTTCGCACCGCGAACCCAGCGCAACGCAAAACGGCCGCGGCAATAGCGCGGCTTGGGATGGCGTTTAGCACGGTGGTCGGGCCGCATGAACGGCTCGGCGCTTCCTGCGGCCGTGGCGGCTGGTCTGTAGTCTTCGTCTTCCTGGTAGGATCTTCTCACGATAGTCTCCTCAATGGTGGCCGCCGTTTGTGAAGCGGTGAGGAGGGTTATAGGATTATAAGTTTGTGTCGTCAACTATAAAGTTATAGGCAATCAATATTTTCCAGAAAGGACTATAGGATGAACGCTCACGACATCGGCGCGGTCGAATTTGATTTGTGATTCGGGATTGTATTGCCGAAGCGTTAGGCTGCTGCCGGCCCAGCCGACAAATTCCTTTATGAAGCCATATGGCGCAACGCCTTCCTCGTCAGGATGGATCTGCACAATGACGTCATCACCTCGACGAGCAGGCTTGTGCGGGTGTACCCACACGACTTCGCCTGGCCTATAGCGCGGAGACATCGATTCGCCGCTGACATAAACGGCGTAGGCGCCTGTCACGTTTTCCAGCGACGGCGGGCAGGCTACATAATCCAATACTGTGCCATTAAATAGGTATCGCCCATCTACGCCGCCAACCGCTTCCCCAAGCACCGGCAAGAGCTTACCCGGCCTGGACGACGATGGTATTGGCGACGGATCGACGTGAGCGTTTGGCATTACGATCAGATCAGTAACGTCTGCAGCCTTGAAGATGCGCGGCAGCCGAGTCGTCTTGCCACTCTCGCGGCCAGCCTCAATCATAAGCGCTCGCATTTCATCTTCAGGAATCTGCAACTCCTTGGCGATCTCTCGCCATTTCCTTGGAGACGCTACATTTCCAGCGAATAGTTCGCTGATGCTTGGCTGCGCGATTCCGACCTTATTGGCGAGATCGGTTTGCGATACTCCCAGCTCGGCCGCTCGCTCTGTGAGTTTTTCAGATAGTTTGCTCATAAATTTATCCCTTGATTTATCAATTAGTTATCAAAAAGCATCTATAGCTTCAACCAAAAACAGTTGACCTATAAATTGATAAGCTATAGAAAGGTTGGCGTAGACGAAGTGCACCGATGTCACACAACATGGCGAAGGTGTAGATTTTAGGACTAACTTTTTATCGGTTAAATTTTCAAGACACTTTTTGGCGGCGATTTTTCAATCAACATTTCAGGAGTGAAAGCATGCGGCAAAACGGAAAGAAGAAAACTCCCAGAAGAGCTTTGGCCCCCAAGGGGGCTGGTCCTCCCAGAAGAGAAAGAAGAGAAGCCGCCATGTGGGCGGCTTTTCCTATTTATAGGGGCACCATTTAAAGAGAGGGGGCAGCAATGAGAAAAATTAGCGACAACAACGGAGATAAAAATAGCGCCGCTGGCATAAAGCCCGCAGGCGCTTTTTGTTGTTTCCTTGAACTGAATCACAACCACATTCGCAAGCCGACCCTAGGGCCGACACCACTCGCTTAGCGGCTTGCGGAATGCAGTTCGTACTATTCGGGAGAGGAGACTTGGCGACGCCAGCCGTTAATCCCGAATTTCCATATCGCCACCACAGCGACGGCGAGGTGTTTACCACCATCTTGCCAATTTTGTCAAGCGGAACTGCCAACAAACCCACCAGGAATGCGCTCAGAAAGGACGATGACATGAACGGCTTCAACATCTCGAATCGTCACCGGCCCGATGTTGCGCTCGATAGTCGCGGTGCTATCTTCCAGCGAAATAAGCCTGCCAATCCATGCCGCTCCCTTGGAATGAACCAGAACCTCATGTCCAACGCGCGGCCACGTAGCTGGGTCGCACCAAGCTTTTGTGCCTACCAGCAGCGCCGGCTCCATCACCTTCGTATCAATGCGGATGGCGTAACGACCGAGAGGAAAGCGGCGACCACCACCGACGGTGTCCACGAGGGGGAAAGAGTACCGTCCATCTTTGCGATCGCTCACCTTGCCGTAGATTTGGTCTGCTTTTGGAAGGCGCGTATTGCCAGTGCTTTCGCGCGCCTCATCGAGCAGCATAAGCAGGTCTTCCTGGCCAATGTTCAGAAACTCGCCAAGGCGAAAATAAAACTGCGGTCGCGGAATGCCGCCTTTCAGCCAGGTGTTAAACGCCTGCTGCGACCAGCCAAACTCGCGCGCGAGCTCACGCTCGGACTTGCCGCGCCGCTTTTGTTCATTGTCGAGCATTTGGGAGAAGCGAGACACAGATACACCTTTTATCGCTGACTATCTTGACAAAACGAGATTTTTGTCATATTATCGACCATAATGACAAATTTGTTGATATTTGTCAAATGCTGCCGGTAAAGACCACGACCGGCATATTCACCACCACATAGAGGAGACTGCATGACTCAGCACGAGAGACCGTCGCGCGTTCTTATCGCGGCGAATGACAACCACCCAGACCGCCTAACAATGATGATTCCCCACAACGGTGGCTGCTCGACGACGAGTGGCCTGGTGCCGGTATCAACAAAGCGCGTCGGCACCAATGAGGCCGCTGACGACGCCGACATTCAGGCCGGTCTTGCGGTCACTGAATATTGCTTGCAGGTGGCGGCATGACCACCACCAATGACGGCAACCACTGCGATTGCACCTTCTTCGAAGAGGGCGATTGGGTAGAATCCCGCCTTAACACCGATGTGTTTGGTATCGTCGTAGGCGAGTCCGACTTCGGCCGCTACTACCAAGTGCAGATGGCCTCAACCCTGGAAATCAAGATCTTCCATGGCGTTACTCTGCGCCACATGGATGTGCAGGACGATGAACCGCCTCTGCGGGCGGCTGATCAGATCGATGAAAGCAATGTCATCAAAGTTGATTTCACAAAGCACGGCGCGCTGCGCCCTGGCACAAAGACGGAAGGAGCTGCGTGATGGGGAAGTTTAAGATTGGAGATCGCGTTCGCGTTATTGGAGCTAGCGATAGCAGTCAAGAAAAATACAAGGGAACCACATTCACCATCGACAGCGATGAGGGGAATTTAGACGGTGAGCAATCTTGGGCCGGCAAGGACCATGGATCACCATATCGCTGGAAGGAAAGCCAGATGGAACTTGCATCAGCATGGCGCCCGAAGGTGGGTGATCGGGTACGGTTTACCAAAGACAATCCGAATGGCGGTGCTGTCTATGGCGCGAAGGGTGAAGACTTCATTGTCGCAAGAGGAATCTGCGATTCGTTTATTTATGGCAAACAGGTTTCTATCAATCATCCAAGACATTTCTTCAAGCCGGACGCACCTATTTCTGCGCTTGAACATCTGCCTGCAGCAGCAGAATTGAAGCCGGTGCCGCTCAAGATCGAGGCCGGCAAGTTCTACAAGCGCCGAGATGGCGTGAAGATGGGTCCGGCAGTGCCATGCGATGACCCGATTGCCTCCTTTAATTTGAAAGGTCCAGTTAATCACGAGAATCGTTATTACGATGCTTACGGAAAGCACGGTGCAGAGTATATCAATAATGAGCCGTCTTTTGACCTCATCGCCGAATGGGTCGAAGAGCCTGCTGTTGCCAACGACAACGCGGCCAAGCCTAAGTTCAAGGTGGGTGATCGGGTGCGCATCGTGAGGGCACGACTGTCACACAAAAAGCCGTACATCGGCGACGAATTCGTCATCCAGCGCGAAACGTATAAGGTAGATGGCGAGAAAACGTGGGGTGGAAAAGGCGCGCACGGCTGTGTGTGGCTGGAAAGCGAACTGGAAATCGTCACGCCCACCCCCGCCGCCATCGTCGCCCTGATCGAAAACGGCCAGCCGAAGCCGTCGGCTTTCCCGTATGTCCACGCCACCGAAGCTGCTGCGAGCAAAGAAGCGTCACGTCTGGCCGGCGTCTACAAAGGCAAGCAGTTCGGCGTCTACGTCCTCACGCAGACCGTCAGCGAGCCGGCGCCGGCGTACAAGCACGAATGGCAACGGCTTGCTGCCAAGGGCGAGAAGATTGCCGCAATCAAGGAGCTGCGCGGTATCACTGGTCTTGGCCTAAAGGCGACGAAGGATGCTGTCGAGCATTGGCTTGCGCACGACGAGCCTGTGTCGCGTATCGCCGCCTAACGGTCTTCTGGCCGTTATCTCACCAATCCAGCCACCACAGCAACGCCGTGCGCCTACCAAGCGCACGGCTTAGAGGAGACACCATGTCTTATTCACCGTTGAAAGACCCACCCCTAACAGGCACGCCACTCGACTACGTGCCGATCGATGCTCCCATCCGCAAAAAGAAGCGGCCAGTCAACTTCACGGCACCGACCGTGCGCCGCGCAACTATCGCCGGTCTCGTAGCTGGCGCCATCGTCGCATGCTTTGTCTTTCCGACCGTAGCGCTCACTTGCTTGGCGCTTGGTGTCCTAGCCGCATCCGTGTGGGGCGGCGGCAAGCTTGCAGACCGTGTCGATGCCCACAAGGCGGCCAAGCAATGACGGTATTTGTTCCTGACACGAATGCATGGCCACCGCCGTTCAGTTGGTGGCCATCAATTATCGCGGCAGCTGTCATCGCGACGATCGTTTATTTTCATTGAGAGGAGAGAGAGTTGGCTATTTCATTGAAAAGCCTCAGAAGCACGACGCGACAGACGCCGCCGATAACGCTGCTATATGGCGTTGATGGCGTTGGCAAGTCATCTCTTGCGGCTGAATTCCCTGACGCCATCTATATCAGCACGGCAGGCGAGCGCCCGCCAAGTGATGTTGATCTGGCGACGCCTGGCGACGTCGAGACGTGGGATGACTTGAAGGATGTGGTCGGCGAGCTGATCACTGAAGACCACGAATTCAAAACCGTTATCTTCGATGGCCTTGACGGTCTCGAGCCAATTATCAACGCCGCTACTTGCGCTCGCATCGGTGCCGACAGCATTGGTAGCAACGACAAGGGCTCGCCAGCCGCATTCGGGCAGGGTGATGTGCAGGGTGATGTCGAGTGGGGCGAGTTCATGGATGCATGCGCCGCACTGACTGAGCGCGGCATTGCTGTGGTGCTGCTAGCCCACCCAGAGATAAAAAGATTCGATAGCCCTGTTACCGATCCGTACGACCGCTACCAACTCAAGCTTCGCAAGCGTGCCGCCGCGCTCGTGCGCGAGCGCTCTGACATCGTCGCCTTCCTCAACTACCGGGTATCGCTGAAGAGCAAGGAAGTCGGCATCAAGAAGGAAGTCACGCACGCCGAGGGCGGCAAGGAGCGCCAGATCCATCTTACCGAGGGTGCTGGTTTCGTAGCCAAGAACCGCTATTCCATGCCGGACGCCATCACCTACAAGAAGGGCAAGGGCTACGAGGAGCTGTCGAAATACTTCCCGGCGCCGACCGGTGTTGCAGCATGACGGCCGATTGCACCTACCTGTATTTCAAGCCAAGCGGCAAATGGAAGTATGAAGGCCGCGGCCTGTTTCCAGACGGCGACGTCAACCGCGCGTCAATCCGTCGAGCCAACGGTAGCATGCCGGGAATCACCAGCGATGCGTCAGACATGATTGTTGTTGTGCTGCCCGACGATGGCTGCACAACAGGCTTTGCCTACCCGCGCATGCTCCATCCGGAGGACGAAGCATGAAGATCGCGTTCTGCAAAGCAATTTCCGGCCGGAAGCATCGCATCCACCAATGGTTTGATGCCAACACCATGACCGTGAAATTCGGCATCCAGGCCAACGTTGAGCGTGGACTTTGGGCACATGTGGTTGAGGGGAATTCACCGCTCCTCTTTGACGATGAACGGCTCGCGAAGATCCGCATGCGTGAGCTTTCGCGTCCAGTCAAGGATGCAGCATGATGTTCCACCAAGAGCAATGGTTTGCATGGTATCCAGTCATCGCCAGAACGCGCAACGGCAAGCGTTGGGTCTGGCTCGAAATGGTGCTGCGCGAGTGCGCGCACACGGCATATGGTAGCAGCGCATGGCGCTACTACGCTTTCACCAACTGACCACCACCACAAGGAGACTATGAATGGCAAGACTTTCTACCAATTTTGCACCAACCGAACACAGCACCGACCAAAATGATTTTGGAACGATTCCAGAGGGGATTTACTCTCTCGAGGTGATCGCAAGCGATGTCAGCATCGACGGACGAAATGAAGCCGTCAAGGTAACATACGCCGTTATTGCGCCAGCAGAATACAGCGGTCGCTATGTGTTCGACTGGTTCGATATCAACAACGACGATGCGGAAAAACAGCGCAGAGGTAACCAGAATTTCTCTAGGCTTTGCCGCGCCATCGGCTATGACGAGCAGGAAGAAGGGGTTCTCGATGATTCCGAAAAGCTTCATTTCCGCGCATTCACCGCCAAGGTGAAAGACAATCCGGCCGGCGTTAGCAAAGCCGGCAAGCCGTACAAGGCCAAGAACCAAATCGGGCTTTACTACTATCCAGACGAGGGCAACGTTCCGGAACCTGCCGTTACCGTCGCCGCGCCCGCAAACGACAACCGCAGGCCGGCTGCCGCTGCCAATTACAACCGTGCAGCGACTCCGGCGGCAAAGCCTGCCGGTTCAAAGCCGTGGGGAGCGCGAAAGTAACCAGCAATACAGCGGCGGGTCGTCAACCAGCGGCCCGCCATCACCACTGAGGAGATGAGAATGGCTTATGAAGCCGAGCGCAGACATATTATGGAAGCATTGCCGCTGAGGTTCGACAACGCATTCGTTGCGGGTGGAGCTGTGACGAGCGTGTTCACGAATGCAAAAATCAACGATGTCGATGTCTATTTCAAGTCGCGGCGCGCCTTTGAGACTGGTGTTTATCAGGCATACGAAGACGGATTGTGGTGCGTTGCGGCCAGCAAACGCGCTGTGACGTTCTCCGACCGCAGCAACATTGCCCAGCTAATGTACTTCGATTTCTTCGCAACCGCCGACGAAATCTTCAAGGCTTTCGACTACACGGTCTGCATGGGCGCGCTAGACTTGGACGCCGGCACGAAGACCGTTTGGAATCCTGCTAACATCAGCTTCGACGAAGTGGGTGATGCGCACCCGGACTCGGGCTTTATCTTCCATCCTGACTTCTTGAAGCACAACAGCCAACGATTCCTAAAGTTCAACGCCGGTACGAGATATCCGCTGGCATCTGCTACCCGTGTACTGAAGTACCAGCAACGCGGCTACACGATCGGCAAAGGCGATATGATGAAGATAGCGCTAGCCGTACGCGGCGTTCGCATCGAATCATGGGAAGATCTGAAAGATCAGATCGGCGGCGCATATGGTGACAAGGTTGTCTTTGAAAAAGAGAACACGCCGTTCTCGCTGGAAGCCGCAATCGAGGCTCTAACAGTCGAAGACGCCGAAAGAGAGCCTTGGGCGCAGCCCGCAAATGACAATATGCCTGGCACTCCGGAAGGACTTCTGCGGCACATCGCTGCCCTGAACGGCGTTGCGTACGTCGCGCCCGAACTAAACGAAGACGGCTGGCCGCTAGCCGCATAACCATACCACGCTGCACGGCCACCAATCGTGCAGCCCCACCACCACTGAGGAGACAACTATGCAATTATCCATAGCGAGAACCGACCTCGCGCGCGTTTTGACAGCCACCAGTAAGGTGGTTGAAAGCCGCAATACCATCCCCATTCTCAGCCATCTTCTCTTGGAAGCTGACAAGGACGGACTAAAAGTCACCGGCTCTGATCTCGACATCACAGCAACGGCTCGCTGCGATGCTGACGTTACCAAGGCCGGCAGCGTGTGTGTTGACGCCAAGCTGATCGGCGACATTGCACGAAAGGCTGGAGACTCCCTCATCAGTCTGTCACTTGACGGTGACAAGTTAACTGTCAAAAGCGGCCGCAGCAAGTTCAGCCTTGCTACCCTCTCGCCGGCAGACTTCCCAGTCATGAATGCCGGAGCATTCGACGCAGAATTCGATATCGACCTTGCGGCGCTTTTCGCGCCGGTATCTTTCGCCATCTCGCAAGACAAGACTCGCCCGTATCTCGAAGGCATCTATCTGCACGTCGTAGACAACAGGGCTGTTGCGGTGGCTACCAATGGCCACAGGCTCGCGCGGCATGTTGGGCAGGATGTTCCTGCCTTTCCGTCTGTTATTATAGGACAGAAGGCAGTTTCGCTTATCTCTGCTACCAAGGGTGTCGTTCATCTGTCAGTTAGCGAGAGCCTGATACGTGTAACGTCACAGGATTTCGTGCTCACAAGCAATCTCGTAGACGGCATGTACCCTGACTATCCGCGCGTCATTCCGGTCGCCAATGAACTGGTGGTTAGTGCCGACAAGGGCGACATCCTGAAGGCTGCCGATCGCGTTGCCACCGTCTCATCTGAGCGGGGGAGTGCGGTCAAGCTTTCCGTTGCGCCTGGAGCTATCGCGCTTTCAGTTCACTCCATGGTTGGCGATGCCAATGACGAGGTGCAAGCGGAGTACAGCGGCAAGCCTGTCTATATCGGCTTTAACTCGGTCTACCTCCGCGATGCACTGCAGGTATTTCCTGACGGGCCGGTTGTTCTGGCGCTGCGCGATTCCGGCTCTCCGGCTCGCATCACATCGCCTGTATATGAGGCGCTGGACGTCACACTTATGCCAATGAGGGTTTAGGGATGACTTATGTCAGTGTTGAAGTAGACGTCGATGACGTTATCGACCAGATCGATGACAAGCGGTTGCTGCGTGAGGTGTCCTCGCGCCAACTCGACGGCGTTCCGGATGTTCGTGCGCTTGTGCAGCGCGCACTCGTTGCCATAAAGTCTGGCCGCGTCAACGATGGCGTGACCATGTTGGAGCGAGAGTTCTTTCCGACTTGGAAGAGCAAGGCCGATTGCGAAGCTGCCTATAGGACGGCAATGGCATTGAAGGGGATGGCGGCGTGAGCGCCATCCCAAAGCCAATCTCCAGCACGGTAAAGGCCATATACGCCGCATACGAGGCTACCAACGAGCATTACGACTCGTTGGGGATCTCGGTAGGCCTTGCTGCTACCGAATGCGACCGCTCACTATGGTATATCTTTAGATGGTGTTCAGATCCAGAACGACCAGATGGCCAAAAGGTAAGCATCTTTCGTACCGGCGACATGTGGGAAGAACGTCTGGTTGCCGACTTGGAAGCCATTGGCTGCGAAGTAACCGGACAACAAGATCGCATTCGGCTGGTTTCTGGACACGTCCGCGGCAAGCGTGATGGCGCATGTATCGGCCTGCCGGAGGCTCCGCGTACCGTCCATCTTTGCGAGTTCAAGAGCTCGAACGACAAGAACTTCAAGGATGTGGTGAAGAATGGCTGCAAGAAAAGCAAGCCGCTTCATTACGCGCAGGTACAGCTTGGATGCCACTTTTTCGGTCTGACGCGTGGTTTATACCTAGTTGTGAACAAGAATACTGACGAGCGATATGCAGAGCGCATCGAATACGACGCAGAATACTGTATCCGGTTGTTAGCGCGACTTGAGCGCATCATTTCATCTGACGAGCCGCCTAGCCGACTGTGCAGCAAGCGAGACGATTTCAGAGGAATATTCTGCCATCAGGCTGCCGTCTGTTGGGGCGAGGAATTCCCCCGCGCCACCTGCCGCGTCTGCATCCACGCAACGCCAGAAATGGGAGGCGATGGCCACTGGTCTTGCGCTCGCTTCTCAAAGCCATTGAGCTTCGACGAGCAGAAAGTCGGCTGTCCCGCGATGCTCTATATCCCTGCAACTGTGCCGTATGAGCAGGTTGATGTGGATGAGGACGCAGAGCAGATCATTTATCGCAAACCTGACGGAAGCCTATGGATTGACGGCGCCACCACCGCCTGACCGCACCACAAAGAGGAGACGACATGCCGCCCACCAACAATACCCGCCCCACCACATTCGACGCAGCCCTCACCAGCTACCTACCGTCGTTGCGCAAGCAAGCAGCGTTCATTGCTGGCGATAACGGCGATGACCTGTTGCAAGACGCTGTCGTTTCAATGCTCCATCTCGCACCAAAATGCAGAATGGAGACATTCAAGACATGGGCGCAAATCATCCTGCGTCGCACCGCGGGCAATAACAAGCGCCTAGCGCGAGCCGCTAAACGTCAACAAGATCCCATGTTCGCTCAGGCGTCGGCACCAGCCAGTCAGGAGGTTCATGCTGAACTTTCCGAGGCCTTGGCGGCTCTATCCACCATCAAGCATGGAGAAATCGTTCTGCGGCGCGCCATGGGCGATTTGCTGAAGGACATCGGCACCGACCGCGGCACGAATCGTGAGGCGGTTCGCCAACTCGAGGTCAAGGCGCGACGTGCGCTTATCAAGAGGATGGCGGCATGAGTGTGGCTGCGAACGATAACGACAACAACGCCAACGACAACAACGCAAACGATAATCGACCAGCTGCCTTCGACGACGCTGTTATTTCCTACCTACCGCGCCTACTGAAAGTCGCCGCTCGACTGCAGCCGTCAGAAAGAGAAGACCTCGTGCAGGCGACTGTCGAGACAGCGCTGAAATGCTGGAAATCCTACAATACAACCAAGAATCTAGGTGGCTGGCTGGTATTCCAGATGCGGAACATCAATTTTAAATGGCTGTCGTCTAAGCGACCGCGCGGCACGGACACAGCGCTTGAGTTTCTGGCCATCGAGCCGACCCAGCAAGACTATATGGACGCAGATGACATCCTGCGCACTGTCGAAGCTAGCCCACATGCCGCCATGCTGAATCGCCTTGCCATGGGCGATACCATGGGAGAGGTTGCCGCCAGGTTTGGCGTTTCCAAGCAGCGCGTGCATCAGAAGGTTGTTGAGTTTCGGCGTTCGGCGAGGGTGGTGTAGTGCGGTTGGTTGTGACGGGTGGCCGTGATTATACCGACACGGCGCGCATCTTCGCTGCACTCGACGAGCTGCACGGCAGGCGGCCTATATCAGTCCTTATCGAAGGTGAGGCGCGCGGGCTTGATGCCCGCGCGAAGGCATGGGCGAAGCGCCGCGGCATTGCCGTCGACCCGTATCATGCGGATTGGGACAAATACGACAAGGCCGCAGGCGGAATCCGCAATCAACAGATGATTGATGAGGGCAGGCCGCAGTATGGGCTGGTATTTCAAGGCGGCTTTGGCACAGCTGACATGAGGCGCAGGCTGTTTGCTGCTGGCGTTCCATTTGAGGATGTACGCTGATGCTTGAGCTCCGCTATTATCAACGAGATTCGTTAGATGCACTATATAAATACTGGGAGGAGGGCGGCGGCAACGGCCTAATAGTGCTCCCGACTGGCGCAGGCAAAGCGCTCGTCATCGCCAAGCTCATCGAAGAACTATTAAGCCAGTATCCAGATCTGCGCATCCTCAATGTCACGCACAGCGCAAGCCTCGTCGAACAGAACTTCAAAGAGTTCATTGGACTCATGCCGTTCGCACCAGCTGGCATCTACTCGGCCGGCCTCAAGCGTCGTGACGCACGAGCGCAGATCCTTTTCTGCGGCATTCAGTCTGTTTGGAATAAGGTAGAGCAACTTGGCGAAATCGACCTCGTCATTGTTGATGAGGCGCACGCCATCAGCAGGAACTCAAACACCCAATATGGCAAGTTCTTCAAAGAGGTTCGACGCCTCAACCCAGATAGCCGCACCTGCGGCACCACCGCGACCGACTATCGTATGGATTCAGGTCGACTGACTGATGATATTGACGACGACAATCCATCATTGGTTGTCAATAACAATGGCGAGGTTGTTGTCGCCAACGACAATGGCGAAGCCGTCGCGCCTGTCAAATTCAAGCTTTTCGACGATGTCGTCTATGAAGTCGGCATCGGCGAACTGATTGATAAAGGGTACCTAACGCGCCTTACCAGCCAGAGGACAACATCGAAAATCGACCTTAAGGGCATCGGCAGCCGTGGAGGAGAGTACATACCTGGCCAGGTCTCTGAGGCTGCGGAGCGCATCATTGAAGAGGCGATCGCCGAGGACATGGTATTGTCTGAAGGCAGGCGCGCCGGTTTGTTCTTCAGCACCAGCAAGGAAAATGCCAATCACATTGCGCAGGCTATCCGTCGGCATGGTAGACCATGTGCTGTCCTGACCAGCGACAATGCGCACCAGACGAAAGAGATTTTCGAGGGTTTTCGCTCTGGGAAATATTGGGCAATCTCGTCCGTCTCGATGATCACGACCGGCACCAATTTCCCATTTGTTGATTTCATCTCGCTGATCCTGTCAACAAAGTCCCCGGGCAAACTAGTGCAGATTTTGGGAAGGGGAACGCGCAACTCCCCGGGCAAGACGGAATGCCTTGTTGCCGATCATGGCAGAAACCTTGCTTACCACGGCCCGATTGATCAGATCCGCCCGCGTGAGCCGGGCAAAGGTTTAGGCGAGCAGCCTAAAAAGCAATGTCCGCAAGAGGATACGCCGAATGCGGTTCGCGACGTGAACGGCAACTATGGATGCGGCGAGCTTATCCCTATTTCGATCATGACGTGCCAGTGCTGTGGCTATGTCTTTCCGCCGAACGAGGAAGAGAAGATCACTGCGCAGGCATCGGATGTGCCGGTACTGTCCACGGAGAAACCTTGGTATGAAGTCTCATCGAGGACATTCCGCCACCATCCGGGCAAGATTGATGCCAGCGGAAAACAGAAGCCAGATTCGGTGAAATGCACATATATGATTGGAATGAAGGCCGTAAATGAGTGGCACTGCTGCGAGCATGACGGCTTCCCAAAATCCAAGGCTCAAAGGTGGTGGGTTCAGCACGGTGGCAAACGACCCATGCCCAAGACAGTGATTGAGTGGCTTGAGCGGCAACACGAGCTTGCGCCGACAGTTGAGGTGCAACTCGACTACAGCCGCAACCCAAAATACCCCGATGTCATGGCGCACCGCGTCGGTCTTCTGGTTGCGAACGACAACCATCCGCAGGCCGCAAACGATAACGGCAAAGGAATGCCCGATTGGGAGCGCGATATGATGGACGAGGTTCCTTTTTAGCGTTTGCCATTGTCGCTTTCCGCACTGACCACCTTGACAATTTTGTTAATTTGACATATTGTCGTTGAACCAACTGCACCACCACTGAGGAGACTTAGGATGTTTAGAAGAGAGACGTTCACGCAGTGCGTAAAACTTGCCGAACACTATTTGGCTATCGGTCAAACGAACATTTATCTTGATGAATGTGCCGCGGACACGCCTTGGCATCTGGCCACAAAAGTTGAGGCTGGCGGATCTTATCGCCTAAATGGGCCGGCATCGGCGCGTGTTACCGCCTCACATGAAAGCGGCCTGACGTTTTCGTGGTCGTTTGATTTCGAGGGCCGAGATGCAAATGGGACCGGCGTAAACCAATTTGACGCACAGAAGCTGCTCGCCATTGCTGCTCGCATGCCTGCGACGGTGCGCGACCAATTCGCAGACTTTCTCAATGCGGAAGTATGGCCAGCAGTTAAAAAGAACACTGAAGAGGTCCGTGGCGCGCTGCGCAAGCAGGAAGACAGTCTCTCCGTTCTGCAGTCGATCATCATTTCCGTTGGCAAGCAGGTCGCCGCATGACCCAGCGCAGCACGGAAGAACTGCAGCGTCAGCGCGACGACGCGTATTCTCGCCACAACCAGACGCGTATTGATCTCGCGATGGCCGAAAAGCGTCTTCATGACGCCAAGTGCCGCGACAGCGGCTTGATGGGCAAGAAGGTCACCAACAAAAAAGGTGTGCAAATCCTTGTCCATGACGTCGAGTTCATCGGCAGGAATCCGTGTTCGATAAAGGGATTCGCTTACAAAGCTGACGGCACGCTCGGCTATTCCGAGCGCCGCTTCTATCTGGGCGAATGCACGATCGAGGGAGGCGCAGCATGAAACCAGCACCAGTTATTGCTTCCGTTCCTGACGATTTCGACCCCAGCGCAATCGCCGGACTTGGTCACAACCAACCACCAGCAACACCATTCGACGCCATCAGACAGGAAATCGAAGACCTCTTCGATGAGGCGAAGAACTGGGCAGACGGCGAGGCCATCGCCAGCCAAGAGATGCACGACGAGATCGAGCGCCTGCGCGCCGCTATTCACGAGGCTGGGAAGCGCGCCGATGCGTTGCGCGTCGAGGAAAAGAAGCCGCTCGACGAGCAGGTGAAGGCGATTCAGGACCGCTATAACGTCTACATCCAGCCAAAGCGCGGCAAGGTCGACATGGCCAAGGCAGCGCTCGACGATCTGCTGACGCCGTGGCGAACAAAGGTCGCAAAGGAAAAGGCTGCAGAGGCGGCGCGTATCACGAAGGAGGCAGAAGCCGCTAGGGTAGCCGCGCAGGAGGCCATTCGCGCGTCCAGCGGCAACCTCGCGGCACGCGAAGAAGCGGAGTCGTTATTACAAGATGCCAAGGCTCTGGAGAAGACGGCGCGCAGGGCCGATAAGGCAGCGACTACGGGAACGGGGTTGAGGACCACCTATAGGGCTGAGCTCGTGAGCATCGACGAGGCGCTGGATCACTACTGGAAAACACATCAGTCCTCTTTCGAGGAATTGGTGCTGGGGCTTGCCGCAAACGATGTTCGGTTCGGCGTCCGTACAATTCCGGGGTTCAAGGTGATTGAAGAGAAAAGGGCGGCGTGATGGGTACTGATAGTCATGTGACTGCGCAAAGGCGTGTGAACGGAGAATGGGTGGAAGTCGAAACGGACTTCCTCGACGACAGGAATTATGCGGCATTTGGATGGCTTGCAGATGTTCGTAACTATGCAGATGTGCCGACACTTCATCCCGATCGCGGCGTTCCGGATGACGCAGGAAAGGACGTCCACGAATGGCACGAACATTACCATGGTCACACATGGTATCTGGTCTCTGAGTTGACATCGTTTGACTACGATCAGCCTGTAGAAAATAGGCGCGTCACTCGACAATTGGCATCCAATGTATGGAGCGGCGGCTGCACTGCTGCGCCAGGTGAAGGCGAAATGACGACGTATCGCGAACTTCTTGGCGAGTACTTCATGGATGGCTTGCGAAGACTAGAAGAGTCTGGGGCGGAACGCGTCATTATCTCGTTTGATAGTTGAGGGCAGCGTGATGTTCGAAAAAGAAATGCAAGCCGCCCTCATCTCCGACGGCGAGAAGCTTGCCGCGCTCACGGGCGAGGACCATGGGCCTTGGGATTTGGCCGACTTCGTGCTGGCACCAGAGCACCGCGACGAACTGGAAAGCCTTGCTGCTGGGTTTGAGGCGTCTGACTATGCAGAGCGAACGCTTCACGTCGCCCTCAGCCATCATGTTGATGATTTCCATTCCGGGATGCGCGATGACTTTACGATGCGCCAGCTTCGAATATCAAACGAAGCGCGTGCGGCGGCGGAGCGCAGTCGAAAGTCAGCGGCCGCGATCCGTGCGGTGTTGCGGCTGGTTACGGCACCCACGCCATGAGCCGTTCTGGGAAGGACGTTGCGCAAGCCTACTACCTAGCCGCCGAATGGCACGACAAGCAAGCCGCCGACTGCGAACAAATGGCTAAGGACGAGCCGCGCCTCGGCGCTGATATACGCGCTCGTGCAGCGGAGAACGCCAAGCATCATCGCGGCAGCGCTGCTGGACTTCGACTTGCCGCCACGCAGTTGTTGCGGGCCGCCATCGCTTAACACCCACCACCACCCGCGCGCCACCAACGTGCGGGACTGCACCACTTGAGGAGATAGAATATGCGAGTTGAGCGCATCGGCGACGCCGTGCTCTACAATGGCGATTGCCTGGAGGTGATGGCTGAGATCGGTCGCGCTGACCATATGATTTTTGATCCGCCATACGAGGCTACCCTTCACGCTGCAAAAAACAGTCTGAAGGGCCGCAAGCATCGCAACGACGGCGTTGCTGAACTAAAGGGCCTCGACTTCGCGCCGATCGATGCAATCCGTGATGATGTCGTTAGACTTGGCGAAGCTCATTGCAATGGATGGTTCATTGCGTTCTGCACTGTCGAGGGCGCAGCAAAGTGGGCAGACGCTATCAATGCTTCATCTTTGAAATACAAGCGCGCTTGCGTATGGGTTAAGCCTGACTCCACGCCGCAATTAAACGGTCAGGGTCCTGCGCAGGGTGCAGAAATCTTCGTTACCGCATGGGACGGAAGTGGCTTCGCGAAGTGGAATAGCGGCGGCAAGCGCGGCGTCTATACGCATTGCGTGAATGTGGGCAGGGACGGCCGACACCCAACCGAAAAGCCGATTCCGCTTATGCGCGAGCTTCTGCAGGACTTCACTAATCCAGGTCAGACCATCCTTGACCCATTCATGGGCAGTGGCACGACTGGCGTTGCGTGCGCCAAGATGGGCCGGAAGTTCATCGGCGTCGAACTGGACACAAAGTACTTCGAGATCGCATGCGAGCGCATCGAGAAGGCGTATGCGCAAGGCGACATGTTTGTCGAGGCGCCGCGTCGCAAAGACAAGCCCGCAGACATGTTCGCCGCAAACGACAATACACCGGTCGCCACCCTCAAAGGTGCAGCATGACCCCCATCAAACTCCCCGGCAAGCCCATCATTCCGTTTACACCGACCCAAGACGAGCACCACAACCCCACGGTTTGCAAGGCCTGCGGATGTCTCGCGATCGGACTTGGCAGGAGCGCGCCCGCTGACAAGTCACGGCCACCAGACCCGGGCTATCTCTGCAAATCTTGCATCGTCGCACTAGGAGACCTCACGAAATTGGACAGAATTAGCTTGTATGAAGTTAAAGCCTTGGAAAAAGGCGTCGAGGCTGTCGGCGAGTGGATCGCCGAGAACGGCGGGCTGACCGAGCTAGCCCATTATGACGAGCTCATGCAGCTAATGCTTGTGCGAGCTGCGTGGGATGGATGTGCGCAGGGTGTGCGGGAGGCTTTGCGCGATGCACCTTTCTGATGTTGCGAATGATAACAACCTTGTTACAAATCATGGGTCAAAAAGCGATTTACACCCAGAATATGTAACACCCATCGCTGCACTCTATGTCGAGACGGATGGCGCATATTACGGGCTGCATGGCGTCGACCCGTGGGATGAGGCGCGAGACGCGCGCCTTTACGATGGGCCGCATCCGGTTGTTGCCCATCCTCCATGCCAGAGATGGGGCAAGCTGTGGGCTGGTCAGCCGCTATTTATCAAGCAGACTGGCATCCGCAAGATCAAGGGTGATGACGCAGGTTGCTTCGCCGCAGCTCTGGCGGCAGCGCGCAGATGGGGTGGCGTCATCGAGCATCCATGGCAAAGCCATGCGTGGCCGCACTTCGGACTAAACACGCCGCCGCGCGACGGCGGGTGGATCGTTGCTGATTTTCATGGCGGGTGGACCTGTTGCGTGGAGCAGGGTAGGTACGGACACTATGCCCGCAAGCCTACGATGCTGTTAGCCTATGGCGTTGACCTGCCTGAACTAGAGTGGGGACATAGTGAGATGCGGTTGGACCCTGCGGTCGTAGAGCGCATGGGGCTGAAGCGCGCCAAACGATTGGGCGAGGTTGGTGCCCGCGGCGGTGGTCAGAACAGCACGCCACGCATCCACACGCCAGCGCCCTTCAGGGATCTGCTTATTGGTATGGCTCGCTCTGTGCGCGTCGCAGCCAACGATAATCACCAATCAGCACCAACAGCCCGCAACGTCTCCCATGCGTGAAGCAATGCATTCACCCATGGCGGGATTGGCCTATCGCCAGCCTTCCACCGACGAACGGTTCGCGCGTCCGCACCACTGTGGCGCGCGAAAGCCGTTTGCCAGTTGGCGCCGAACAGTGCCGAAGAGCGGGATTCGAATTCTGATGGCGTCACAGTTCAATAATCTCAACGGAGACCACTCTTACGATTTCACCAGCAACATGGCCAATGTTGTCGCCGTGGCTGATCAGATCCTTGCCGATTTTACGCTTTTCGCCGTGGGCGTGGTTGTTGGCGGCACCAAGACTACGGACCTCCCACCTACGCTCCTTGCCGCTTGCAAACTTAGTGATGACAACATGCGTCATCGGGCGGGCGAACTGGGCTGCGAGAAAGGCTTCTGTGTCAAAGGCGGTCATTTCAGTCTCCTCTGTGGTGTTGGTGTGTTCTTTGTAGGGCCAGTGGCCCTATATGTCAATGATTATTTTCGGAGGAAGGCAGCTTAATGGCAAAACTAAACCTCAAAAATTCAACCATCCCAACGCCCAAAGACCTAGCGCACGAGTACGCATCCAAGGGCTGGCCAGTATTCCCCTGCCGACCTCGATACGAAACAGTCATAAACAGCCAAGGTAAACCTGAGCCCAAAAAGCCCAAAAGCCCGCTTACGAGATTTGGATTTAGGGAGGCGACAAAAACCACCAAGCAAATTGACTATTGGTGGTCACAGAATCCTGATGCACTCGTGGGCGTGCCAACTGGCGCGCCTTCTGGCATTTGGGTGCTCGATATCGACGTGCCCAGCGAAGAGCACACAGAAGACGGTCGCGGCTGGCTTGCCGAGATGGAGGAACTGCACGGTCAGTTGCCGGCCACCCGTATGGTCACCACGGCAAGTGGCGGGACACATTACTATTGGCGGCATGTTGACGGCGTGCGCAATAAGGCGGCGCTCGCTCCTGGCGTTGATACGCGCGGCGACGGAGGCTTTGTCTGTGTTCCAGGCAGCGTTCTGGAAGATGGCACTTTCTATGAATGGGCCAACGACGAACCAATAGCCGATGCGCCAGAATGGTTGCTGGATATGGTCATCGCGCCACCATCACCAGCCGTGTCGACGCAGCCAATGACCTATAAGTCTGGCACAAACGATCGATATGTGGATGCTGCAGTTGATTCTGAGTTGTCAGACCTTGCTGGTACGACGCAAGGCAGCCGCGGATTCCGGCTTAATCGCAGCGCGTTCTCCCTTGGCCAGATTGTCGCAAGCGGTGCCCTGTCAAGGTCTGATGCGGAGGCCGGCCTATACAATGCCGCACTGGCCAATGGTCTTGTTGCAGTCGATGGCGAACGGGAAGTGCTTGCCAAGATTCGCCGCGGTCTTGACGCGGGTATGAAGCAACCGCGCGAGATTCCGGAACCGGATATTCAGCAGGATAATACGCGCCTCATGGATATCACCCGCATGATTAGAAACGGTCTGGCCAAGGCCAAGCGAAACAAAGAAACAACCATCGAGTTGCCTGGCGTCGACCCGGAACGCGAAGAGTTGATCGCTGATTATATCGTCAATCATCCCGAAGAATATCCTCTTGAAGAAGACACGCCGCTAGAAGAGGCCGCTGATGAGTTGCCGACCGAGCAAGAGCCAGCAAACGACAACTCGCCAAACGGGCCGATCACTGCGACAGCATTTAAGTGGATCGATCCCAAAACATTACCTAGGCGCGAGTTTGCTTTCGGCACGCATTACATCCGCAAGTACGTGTCCGTGACCGTCTCGCCTGGAGGTCTTGGCAAGACGTCAAACAGCATTGTCGAGGCGCTTGCGATGGCATCTGGAAAGGATCTGACTGGGACGAAACCGCCGCAGAGAATGAAAGTTTGGCTTTTCAATGCTGAGGACCCGCGCGATGAGCTTGAGCGACGAATCATGGCTGCATGCATCCATTTTAAGCTGAAGCCAGAAGACATCGAGGGCTATCTTTTCCTTGATACCGGTCGTGAGCAAGAGCTTGTGGTCGCACTAGAGGACAAAAAGGCTGGCGTACGCATTCAGCAACCGGTCGTCGAGGCTGTGGTAGAGCAGATGAAGACAAACGGGATCGACGTGATGGTTGTCGATCCTTTCGTGTCAACTCACGGCGTCAATGAGAATGATAATGGTGCGATCGACAAGGTTGCCAAGCTTTGGTCGCAAATCGCCGACCTGACAAACTCCTCTATCGATATTGTGCACCACCTTCGCAAGGTGGCTGACCGTGAGGCTACGGTAGAGGACGCTCGAGGCGCCGTGTCCCTGATCGGTGCGGCACGATCAGTACGTGTTCTCAATCGCATGTCGGAAGAGCAGGCCACGACAGCTGGCATAGAGCCAGCGGCAAGGTTCGGCTATTTTTCCATCACGTACGGCAAGTCAAACCTCACTGCCATGTCGCACAAGCTTGATTGGCGGCGGCTGGAGAGCGTGCCGCTTGGGAATGGGCGAGGGCTAACGAAGCCGCAGGACCACGCTCCAGTAGTCACTGAATGGCGATGGCCTAGCGCTGAGGAAGCCGTCGGCGACGTATCGGCCGAACAGTTGGCGCAGATCATAACTCGCGTGCGCAACACAGATTGCAAGCTTCATCATCAAGCGGAGAACTGGATAGGGCGCGAGGTTGCGTATGTACTCGGACTGGACATCGCGATTAAGGCAGATTCTGCTCGTATAAAACGCCTCGTGAAGGCGTGGATTGATGACGGAACATTCGTCGTTGTGAACCGCAGGTGCCCCATAAAACGGGAAAACAAGGACTTCGTAGAAGTTGCAAATTCTGATTAGAAATCTGCAATCATAGATAACGCCCCACCACTAGTGCCCCAGTGACTTTTTCATACCCATGCACCGGGGCACACTACTGCCCCGCCCCACCCTTTATAGAGGGGGTGCGGGGGTAGGTGTGCGGCGCCCCAGTAGGACAAATTTAGTGGGGCGGGGCGGGGCATAAAAATCGAAAATAGAAACGCTTCCGAAACAATCAAAAAACCACCACACCACCACCGCAGGAGACACCAATGGCTCGCACCAAGACCACCACCCAAACAACTCGCGTCAACGGCGTACGTGTTCGCCTCGTCACGACGACTTCCGCCAGCGGCACGAAGGTCACCGTCAAAGCGGCCCCAACCGAAGAATGGCTGCTACAGGCTGCCGCGGTACGCGCGTTGCGCGCCATGCCGGAATACGGCAAGCTGTTCACGTTGGCGGGAGACTTCAACGCGGCTCGTCGTTCTATGCTCGAGCAGGTCAAGGCCAAGGCTACAGGGCTTACGCCTGGGGAGCACGATAAGCGCGTGTACATGATTGGCGGTCGGCTAGGTTTGATCGAATACAAGAATGCGGATGGCCGTTTGTCAAAAGAGCAAATCAGCCGGCACGCTGAGCTTCATGCATTGGGATTCACACTGCAGGCTGTAATCAAGGCCACCACCGAGGAAGAGGCGGCTAGGAAGGCGGTTGCCGTCGTTAAAGGTTGGCTTGGCGAACTGGCTATTGCTGCGTGACCATCTTGACAAAATAGCATTTTTGTCATATGGTAACAATCCAAAATCACCTACCTCCGCTCACCCACCACAACCACCAACATCATCACCACCACACGAGGGGACAGCATGGCCAAAGCTACCACCACAAGAATAACCAAAGCCCTCATCGGTGAGGGTGATGACCTACCGGCTCGCATGAATTACGCCGAACACGAGCGCGAAGGCGTTCACGCTCAAAAGAGTCGCCTTGCGATAATGGCCAAGAAAGGCGCCAATTGGGACGGAGAGGCAGCAAACGACAATATCGCGTGGCCGCTGGCCACCTCCCTTATTCGTGAGGGAAATACAGAACTGCTGAAGGCCGCCATGCTTTACCGCAAGACGCACGACATGGCTCATAGCGGAGCTCTTCTTGGTGGTAGAACGGCCAGCATTGGCGACGGAATGGCGTTGGATAGATATTCGTATGTGAGGCCGAACGGAACCGTTACATATGCTCGTCCGCGACAGAAGAAATCTGCAGACGTTGATATTCCAGCAAAGCAGTACACCGCGCCACCTTCTTACGACAATATTGTCGTTACCTCGGAAGAGGTGAAGGTTAGTAATTGGTCAAATATCCCCAAGCCATACAAGGGCGATGAGCCAGTAAATAACAAGATCGATGCGCAAGCGCGTCTTTCCATTCTTCGCCAGCGATTGGGTGTCCTAGCTGAACCTCTAGAGATGGCTGTTGTTGACGGAGCGACATACCAAGCGGTCGGCAACGCGTCAGGTGTTGCCGATCGAAGCGGCTCTATAGCGGCAGGTCGAGCAATCGTGCATATGGCGCTTATCGCCCTACGTGACGCAATGGGCGAAATACGGCGAGAAGACTTAGCCGCATAACAGTACGGACTCAATCGCGCGGAACTTTCTAATGAGGGGAAGATACCCCAAAGAATTTCAAAGTTCCGTGCGCACAGGCTGAGGCCAGCGACGGACGCTCGGCGAGAGATCAGCCGGGCGTTACTACAGCCTGCCGAGACGCGCCATATTGTGGACCTCGGCGGCACACATGAGCATCCTGATTCTCTGTTGCTGGCTTCGCACCGGGTTTAGTACCGTGGCGCTGTTGGTAGCATGCTCAGCGTCCTGAAGCAACAGGAGGGCGCCACTGACGAGTGGTGGCTGGATGCACCTATAGCAGCTCGCTACGGCCTACCGTGCGCGGAAGCCAATACAGGGCTGCACTACTATTACCTGGCGCGCCTCCTCCGCGAAAGGTAATCGTGCGGCGAGTTGAGGTCCGGAAGATAAACCGGGTGCCTCCTCGCCGCTTTTGGTTTTGCCGCCATGGCGTAACGGTAGCGTCCAGCTTTTGCGATGGACGTCTTCTGGTTTTTGTTAGGAATCAAATTTGGAACTGCAAAAAACCAGAACCACTTCAGGTAAATTCACTCCAGAGTGGAGCAGATCAGTATCGGAAGCCGCAATAGAGAAGTATAAGTCTTCTCCAAAACTTTGCCTTAGGTGCAAAGAGCCGCTTTCATATGAAAAGAGAAAGAACAAGTACTGCAGCCATTCATGCGCGGCCTCTACATCTAACTCAGAGCGACCCAAAAAGGAAGATAGGCGCTTTACGTGTATAGTATGTGGTGCTGATGGTGTAGATTATAAATTTGGCGATACTAGGAAATTCTGCTCTTACGAGTGCAACAATAAATACAAAGCTGATAAGACTTATTTTGAATGGATGAGCGGCATTTCTGCTCCCGTTACAACATTGGCACTTCGCTCGCTTCTGGTTCGCAGGGACGGGTATGCATGCGCTGAATGCGGAGTGTCTGACTGGAACGGCAAGCAACTCACTCTTGAAGTAGAGCACAAAGACGGCAACTGGCGAGATAATGGGCCAGGCAACATCTGTCTACTTTGCCCAAACTGCCATAGTCAAACACCGACATTTAGAGCCAAGAACGCTGGCAACGGAAGACCGCGTGGACGTATACTGAACTGAACGGTGACGCATGGCCGACTACCGCAGTGCTGAGGCCAAGCTATACCACCGGCTCTATAAGACGGCGAGGTGGCGACGCCTTCGCGAGCATCAACTCAGCATCCAGCCATTGTGCGAGTTCTGCCTTATCACTGAGGATGTCACGGCGGCCACGGTCGTCGACCATCGGCGCGCCCACAGAGGCGACCTTGAGCTATTCCACGATCCATCCAATCTGCAATCATTATGCAAGCACCACCACGATAGTGCCAAGCAGATGATCGATAATGGCAAAAAGGTCGTGACCTACGGCGTCGATGGATACCCTATTGAGTTGATGTGATACGCGAAAATAAATCGATAAATCGGTGTTTTTATTGCATTTTGTTCTTGACGACTTGCGAAATGCGTGGTATAGTAGAAGGTTTGCACCATCGGTAGGGGGTGGTCAGATCTTGCCGACCGCAGCCTTGGGTATCGGCGTCGGGGTCGAGCTTTAGTGCTAATACAGATTTTTCTATGAGGTTTGGCCATGGTAAAGCGAAAGGCGCGCATTGACAGCGCCGCAGAAGCTGTGCGCATCATGGCCAAGGCAACCACTGATATCACGCCGCCGGCAAATGTGCCGCTTGATGACGAAGACCTTCCGTTCTTCCGGAATGTGATAGCAGAATACGCGCGGTCTGAATGGTCTTCGCATCAACTCGAGCTTGCGGCTATGCTGGCTCGCACCATGGCAGACTTGACGCGAGAGCAAAAGCTTCTGCGCGATGAGGGTGGCGTTGCTTACTCTGAAAAAGGGACTCCGGTAGCCAATCCGCGGAAAAGCATAGTGCAAATGCATGCGTCATCCATCCTGTCGTTTCGAAGATCATTGTCGCTCCACGCGCGCGCGCAAGCGGGCGAGGCTAGAGACGTTGCAAAGCGGCGCGGCGCAGCCAAGGAAATTGAGGGAGACAATCCCCTAGAGGACGACCTGCTGGCGCGACCTGACTAGCATCGAGAGATCATGGCCAAGAAGCCTAAGCCGCTTAGCCGCGGCGAGCGCGTCATTGCGTTTATCGAACGCTATTGTCTAGTCCCAGAGGGGACACTTCTCGGCAAGCCGGTGAAGTTGTTGCCGTTTCAGCGTAAATTCATTCTGGCCGTTTACGACAACCCTGCCGGCACATCTCGCGCCTACCTGTCGATAGCTCGTAAGAACGGCAAGACCGGTCTCATTGCTTGCCTTCTGCTTGCCCACATCGTTGGGCCAGAGGCTTACAAGAATGGCCGCATAGTTTCCGGCGCCCGCTCGCGTAAGCAGGCCGCCGAAGTCTTCAATTACGCCTCAAAAATGATCATGATGTCGACGGAGCTTTCTAAGCTTGCGCGCATCGTGCCGTCCAGCAAAATGATTGTTGGCCTGGCGAAAAACGTGGAATATCAGGCTAGTTCGGCTGAAGCAAAGAGCGCGCACGGAGGCTCGCCAATCCTCGCCATCCTAGACGAGGTTGGCCAGATCAAGGGTCCGACAGACGATTTCGTTGAGGCTATCGAGACATCGCAGGGTGCCTACGAAGGCAAGGCGATGCTCTTCGCGATCTCGACGCAGGCCGCGACTGATAACGATCTTTTCAGCAGGTGGATTGATGACGCAGAGACGTCGAAGGATCCGCGCATTGTTAGCCATGTCTATACGGCTCCAAAAGAATGCGAGCTTAACGATAGGTCTGGCTGGGCTGCTGCCAATCCTGCGCTGGGCGTCTTCCGTTCGATAAAGGATGTTGAAGACTTTTCTAAACTGGCAAGTCGCATGCCAAGCAAGGAGGCCAGCTTTCGCTGGCTGTTCCTGAATCAGCGCATCGACGCAAGCGCGCCATTCGTGGCGCCAGCCATCTGGCGCGCTTGTGATGGCGCCGTGGACGATTTCGCTGGCCTGCCAGTCTTCGGTGGGCTCGATCTTTCGGAAGTGTCCGACTTGACCTCCTTGGTGCTTATGGCACCGAAGGCTACGGATGCTGGCACAGTCTGGCACGTGAAGCCAACATTCTGGCTGCCAGGCGATAGCCTGCGCGACAAGGCCAAGGCAGACCGCGTACCGTACGATATCTGGCACGCCGACGGCAAACTAGAAACGACGCCAGGGCCGACGGTAGATTACGAATTCGTTGCGCACCATCTACGCGGCTTGTTCGATGAGCTTGACATCCGCAAGATTGCTTTTGACCGATGGAACTGGCGGCATTTGAAGCCGTGGTTGCAGGCGGTGGGATTCACCGAGGAGCAACTTGACGGCGATAACGCGGTCTTTGAGCAATTCGGCCAGGGATATGCGTCTATGTCGCCGGCTCTGCGCGACCTAGAAAGCATCCTGCTAAACAAACGGCTAGCTCACGGCGGCCATCCTGTCCTGACGATGTGCATGATGAATGCCACGGTGCGACCAGATCCATCTGGAAACCGCAAACTGGACAAGCTGAAGTCGCGGGGCCGCATCGATGGTGCGGTCGCTTTGACGATGGCCACCGCGATGGCTGGCACCTATGAGGGTGCGGCTGACACGACATCACCCTGGGACGACCCTGAATTTTCACTTAATAAGGCGGCATAATGGCTTTAAAAGACTGGTTTAGCCGCCGAAATGCGGAAAATGCGCCAGAAACGCGCGCAAACATCGAAAATCCAACGATCCCAGCAAGCGCCGACAATTTTCTGGCGTTCTTCGGGGTGCAGAGTGCGAACCTGCCTCACGTGACGATCGACAACGCGCTGAATGTCCCGGCCGTCATGGCGGCCGTGGCGTTTCTGTCTAGAACCCTGGCTGCGGTGCCTCGGCACGCCTACCGGACTCGAAAAGGCAGCGGCGAGCGTATCGGCGGCAGGCTCGAGACGGTTGTGAACACGGCGCCGAACGACACGATTGGCGCTTTCAAGTTCTGGCAGTGGTTTTGGCAGCAGGTTTTTACCGGCGGTCGCGGCCTTGCCTATATCGAGCGCACGCCACAGGGGATTGATTCTCTTTGGCCGATGGATCCGACGAAGACCACGATCAAGCGCGTGGGGATACGGGTCGTTTATCAGTTCGAGAGCAAGGAATACGACGCGGCAGACGTCATCGACGTGCCGTTCATGCTGAAGCCTTGCGGGCTGCGGCACTACGGCCCGATCTACAAGGCGTCGAAAGCCATTCAGCTTGCGATTGCCATGAACGACTACGGCTCGAACTTCTTTGCTGGTGGCGGCGTGCCGCCTTTGGCGCTTGAAGGTCCGTTGCCTGCCGGCGCCGAAGCGATGAAGCGGGCGCAGGCTGATATCAAGCGGTCTGTCGACGCGGCGAAGAATGCAGATGAGCCGATCTTTCCGATTCCCGCCGGCTACAAGCTTGCGCCGGTCGGCATTGATCCGGCCAAGGGGCAGATGGTTGAGGCACGGAAGTTTCAGGTCGAAGAAATAGCTCGCGCCTTTCAATTGCCGCCGGTGTTCTTGCAGGATCTGTCCCGCGCGACGTTCAGCAATGCAGAGCAACAGGATCTCCATCTGGTCAAGCACCTGATCGGTCAGTGGGCTAAGGCGCTTGAGGATGAGCTCAACCTTAAATTCTTCGGCCGCAACGGCGGCCGGTATATTGAGCACAACCTCGATGGCCTGCTACGCGGCGACTTCAAGAGCCGCATGGATGGTTACGGCCTTGCGATCCAGAATGGCATTCGGACTCCTGACGAGGTGCGAGCGCTCGAGAACCTGCCGGCAAAAAGTGGCCCGGCTGACAAACTCTACATCCAAGGGGCCACCGTGCCGCTTGGGTCGCAGCCAAAAGCAGGCGCAGACCAGCCAGCCAATGACAATAATCCCGATGATGAGGCGCAGGCCGCATGACGACAGAAATTGAAAAGCGCAGCCTCATCGCTGACGTCGAGCATCGCGCGGCGGACGACAAGCGCACACTGGTGGGTTACGCCGCTGTTTTTGAGCGGCTGGCCGACATTGGGGGCTACTTCCAAGAGAAGATTGCGCCAGGAGCATTCACCGACGCAATCAATGGTGACATCCGCGCCCTTGTTGACCATGACATGGGGCGCGTTATCGGCCGCACAAAAAGCGGCACCCTGCGTCTACAGGAAGATGGCAAGGGCCTGCGCGTCGAAATCGATGTGCCAGACACCACCGACGGCAATGACCTATGGGTTCTTGTCGAGCGTGGGGACATCAGCGGCATGAGTTTCGGCTTCCGCGTCACCAAGGAAACTTGGGATGAAACCGGTGATGTGCCGGTGAGAACGATCGAGAAACTCAATCTGCTAGAGGTCTCTGCTGTAGCGTGGCCGGCATACGATGACACCACCATTGGCCTGAGATCGCTTGAGGCCGCAAGGGCAGAAGGCGGCGAGCGCGAAGACGCCGAACGACGCAGGGCAGAGAATGCTGCTGCGGCCCGGCGGCGCATTGCCGAGCGTGAGGCGCGACAAGAGCAACAGATTCGTGGCATCCGGCAGGACGCTGCGTAACCGGCCGCAAGGCTGAAGTCACCCGGCCAAAAGCCGGAGGGCCGGACACGAAGTCCTGCCATTCATCACAACCACACCACATTTGGAGACTTGCATGACTCTCACTGAGTTGCAGGAAAAGCGCGGCCGTCTCGTCACGGAAGCACGCGCTGCCCTGGAAGAAATCAAAAAGAACACCGACGATGCCCGTGCGGCTGAGCTTGAGGCTCGCCACGATACTATCATGGCTGAGTTCGACCGTGTTGAACGCAACATCAAGCGCGAAGAAGATCAGGCCGCCATCGAAGCCCGATTTGCTGCCCGCCAGGAAGAGGAGCGCGCCAAGAAGCGCCCCGTTTCTGGCTCCGAAGAGCGCGCGTCCGGCTCCGAGGCTGGCGAACAGGTTGAATATCGTGAGGTATTCTTCAAGTTCCTCGCCAATGGTGCATCGCTTGATGCCCTCGATTCCGAAGAGCGTAAGGTTCTGCGCGCTGGTGCAGAAAACATCGAAAAGCGTATTCAGACCGGCGGCACCAACACCGCAGGTGGCTATACGGTTCCGGTCGAGCTGCAGAACATGCTCGTTCGCTCCATGAAGGCATGGGGTCCGATGTACGATGGCAACATCGTCAGCGAACTCAACACCACTTCGGGCAACGCGCTCCCGATTCCGACGACTGATGACACAGGCAAGACTGGCGTTCAAGGCACGGAAGGCACGGCGCTCACCGATGACGGCTCTGCCGATGCAGTATTCGGTCAGAAGCAGCTTGAAGCATACGACTTCAACACGAAGTTTGTGAAGTTCTCCTGGCAGCTCGCGCAGGACTCCATCTTCAACATGGAAGCACTGCTCGCTGACCTGCTCGGCGAACGCCTCGGTCGCCTCGCCAATAGCCAGCTGACGACCGGCACGGGTACTAGCGCCCCGAACGGTATCGTAACAGCCGCCAGCGCCGGCAAGACCGCCGCTTCGGCAACTGCGATCGCCTCCGATGAAATCATCGACCTGACGCATTCTGTTGACCCGGCATACCGTACTTCGCCGAAGGTTCGCTTCATGTTCAACGACCTGACGCTGGCGGCAATCCGCAAGCTGAAGGACGGCCAGGGCAACTATCTCTGGCAGATGGGCAATGTCAAGGAAGGTGCGCCAGGCACGCTGCTTGGCTACAACTATAGCATCAACCAGGCGATGGCCAACATTGCCACCGGCAACAAGACCATCATCTTCGGTGACCTTGGCAAGTACTGGGTTCGCAAGGTTGGTTCTCCGGTTATCGGCGTTCTGCGCGAGCGCTTCTGGCCCGATCTCGGCATCGCTGGCCTGATCCGCTTCGACGGTGAGCTGCTTGATACCGCGGCCGTCAAGTACCTGATTCAGGCTTAATTGATTGGCGGGCCGGCTTAGGCTGGTCCGCCTTTCTTTTCAGGAGGCGACATGCTTTTGAAAATGACCGCCGGTCTTTCCGGCCCTGAATTCAACTTGGCGCCTGGCGACGAGTACGAATTCAACGACGATGAGGCGGCGCGCTTGATCGATGCAGGCTTCGCCGAGAGGGTGGCCGTGGACGAGACACCGGTAGCACCGGTTCGCAAGAAGGACAAGGCGAATGTGGTACCCACCTCTGGTGACGCAGCCGCCGAGTGAGCCTGTCTCAGTTGAAGAAGCGAAGCGCCAATGCAATGTGTTTCACAGTGATGATGACGCCCTTTTTGGTGCACTTATCGCTGCCGCTCGCGATTATGTAGAGCGATACTGCAATACGCCTCTGGCAACGCAGACCATCGAAGTTAAATGCGATGGCTTCTGCGATTTCGATTGGTTGCCCGTGGCGCCGTCACAGTCTGTGACGTCTATAGCATATGTGGCGACCGATGGCACGGATGCCACTGTGTCGCTTACTGACGTAGAGCAGCGCTTCGACGGCCTCAATGCATCTATTGTGCCGGCATACGGCAAGCAGTGGCCGGCAATACAACATGGTTCGCGGATCACATTGACTGCTGTCGTTGGTTACGATTCGCTGCCGCCATCCATCAAGCACGCGATGCTGTTGTGGATCGCTGATGCCTACGAGCAACGCGAAAACAAGGATATGCCGGGCTGGACTGCGTTCGACGCGCTGCTTTGCAACCATAGACGCGGCTAGGCCGCAGGAGAATTTCCATGGCAGATCTCACAATCACACCAGCCAACGTCGTCGCCGGCTCCAATGCCACGCGCGATATCGGTACTGCAGGCGAAACCATCGTCGCAGGCAAGGCCGTGTTCCTGAACGCAGCCACCAACAAGTGGATGCTCTCTGACAACAACGGCACAGGCACACGGCAGGTGAAGGGCATTGCGCTAAACGGCGCCAGCCTCAACCAGCCGCTTTCTGTTCTGAAGGATGGCGACGTCACGATCGGCGCTACGCTCGTTGCTGGCCAGGATTATTGGCTTAGCGCTACTGCCGGCGGCATTTGTCCGCGCGCTGATCTGGCAACAGGCATGGACACGATCCTGATTGGTATCGCCAAGAGCACGACTGTTCTTGCTGTCGATATTCAGGATTCAGGCGTCACGCTCTGATGGCCGAAAGCGAGATGATTATTGGCGAGCTTTCCAGTTATTGCGCTGGCGGGCTTCGTCTACGGGACGGCGATATTCTGGTTGTCAAATCTGATCGCAGAAACACTTCCATTGAGGTGTTGGGCAGGATGCGCAAGTATTACGAGGGTGAACTTGTTCGCTTAGGCGTTGCCGACCCGAAAGTACTCACAATACCAAGCGAAGTTTCCATAGCCACTATCGAGCGTTCCTGATGTGGCTTCGGTTCACAGAACGCTTCTGCTGGACCGCTACACCTGCCGTGAACATCGTTTTTAAGCCAGACGGCGGCCCGCTAAAAGATGGCCGCTATCTAGTGACGCGACGTTGCGCCGAAGCGGCTGGCAGCAAGGCTGTGCCGTGTGAACGACCGTCTGGATTGGCGCGCAAGCCTATTGGGAGGCGGTAATGGCGACGAAAGCTGGCGCTGGTCTGATGCGCGACAAGCTGCATTTTCAGCGACGAGAAATCGTGGATGATGGCTATGGCAATGAGGTCTCTGGAGATTTCGCCACAGTTTTCACAGCACCGGCCGAACTCATCCCCCTGAAAGGCAGTGAGCCAGTTATTGCTGCCCGCCTAACGGGGGTGCAGCCATATATCCTCCGCATCCGGTCCAGCATTGCCTCGCGGGCAATGGATACCTCTTGGCGCGCTATTGATGCTCGCAATCCAGCACGGATTTTCAACATCACCGCCATTGTCGATCCGAGCAACAAGAATGCTTGGCTTGAGATCATGGCGACGCAAGGGGTTGCGACCTAATGGCGTTGAAGGCGACTGTTCTTGGGCGCTCGGCGCTCATGGCGAAGCTGGATAAGGTTGCGCCAGGAGCCACAAAATATGCAAACGACGCAAAACTGCAGATCGCTGAAGAGGCGGCTGAGAAGATGCGTGATGCAGCACCGCGAGGTGCGACGCTGGAATATGCGGAAAGCATCAGCGGCGACCTTCTGAAAAACCATCCGAATGCGAAGCAGGTCGGCATAACCCAAACAAAAGACCCAGATGCTGCCGGCATATTCGCTGATTGGATTTGGCATTTCTTGGAGTTTGGGACCGCACCGCACAATGTTGCGGCCGGAGGCGGTACGGCGCTAGGAAAGGCGTCCTTGGCGGGCGGAGGCGGGATTCAACACCCCGGCACGAGAGCGCAGCCTCATATCTTTCCAGTCTGGCGCTCATTCAGGAAGACGGCAAAACAACGAATTCAGACGGCTCTCCGCAAGGGTATTCGTGAAGCCATGGGGAAATGATGCATGGCCAGTGTCGATCTAGAATTGCAGGGCGCGATGCTCGCGCGCATGAAGGCTAACTCTACCCTAACGACACTCATTGCAGGCAGGATTTACGACCAGCCGCCATCGCCAGTGACGTATCCATACGTGACGATCGGCGAGGCGCAGAAGATTAGAGATGATGCCACCTGCATAAGTGGTGGGATCGTCTATCTGACGATGCATGCATGGTCGCAAAAGCCAGGATTCCCAGAGGTAAAGCAGGTAGCCGACGCCGTTGAAGAAAGTCTTCATTTGGCGCCGCTAGCATTGCCAACCAACAGACTGATTTCCATAAATCACCATCAGACGCGTGTTTTTCGCGATCAGGATGGGCTCACATCGCACGCAGTCATCGAATTCGTTGCCTACGTCGAAAAGCCGATTGCATAGCGCGAGCGGCACATAAAGCGCTACCGCGCTAACCACGCCACCACACTACAACCGGCCATGTGCCGGCTTTTTCATACGAAGGAACCACCACATGGTAACCACACCGGGCCAACAGCTTGGCCGCCTGCTTCTTATCCAGATTGGCGACGGCGCAGATCCCGAGGTTTTCTCTAACCTATGCGGTCTGAAGACTCGAAGCTTCAATCTCAGCACAGCATCCGTCGATACGACCATCCCATCGTGCACGAATCCGGGCGATGTCGTCCAGAAGACGAGCCGTCCCGGTCAGGCTTCGCGCACATTCACCGGTTCTGGTGCTTTTGTGGCCGGCGCGAATATGTCCGCATTCATGACGCACGTCATCAATGCCACCGTCTTCAATGCGCGCGTGATTGTTCCTGGTCTCGGAACGTTTGAAGGCCCTTACTTCGTATCTGACTCCACCCTGAGCGGTGATGTCGACCCAAACATGGAATTCAGCGCCACCTTTGAGGCTGCTGACATCCTGACGTTCACACCTGAAGCCTAATGCCGAAAAAAGAGGAGAAAACAGTGGCTGCAACTACAAAGGCACCTGCGTTTAAGCATGCAATCAATGAGGCGCGCGGAGAAGTGCGCCTCGTCATCGATGATGTCGAGCTAGTCATTGCAGCGACGATAGGCGGACTGTCAGCGGTTTCTAGCAGGCTGCAGTGCAAGTCTCTCGACGATCTTATCCAGCGCCTTTCCGGAGCCGAGGTCTCTGCTACTGAGGCTGCAATTGCGCTGCTCACCGTAAAAGGTGACGTGGTTGGCGCCTTGGAAAAGTTGAATTTGAGGCACTTCCGTGCTTGCGCCGCCGCCTTTACTGCGGCGCTTTCGCACCACATCGGCGGTGACGAGGGAAACGAGCCAGCCGCTCAGGCGGCATAGCCAAAGAAGAGCCGTTCCCATGGCGCGGGTGGATGAAAACAGGCATCGGCGGCCTCGGCTGGAGGCCGGCTGACTTTTGGGATTCCACCCTTACAGAGTTCTTCCTGGCGATAAAAGGCAATAACGAAGTAAACGGTGCAGATGACGAAGTGTCTGCCGGTCCCACAAAGGATGAACTGGCAACGCTAGTTGCAAGATATGGCAATAAAGCCCGATAGACGTGGGCTTTATTGCTGACAGTCTGACAAGTTCTGATCCATCAGCAGGTTGTTGTATTGCGAGTTGAATCCGAATGGCTGAAAGCCAGTATAGGCACCTAACGAATTCTTGAGATTTATCATTCCACAGACCAATTCGGGGCGTCCTTTGGCGATTTTCAGATCTACGATTTGCGCTGAGAATGGGTCCCTTGTCTCCGATATCAGTGCGGCGAAGATGGCTTTTGTCAGTTTCGCATCAAGCGCTTTCGCGGAGTCATCCATCACCTGCTGAGCAGTTGCCGCATTGGCGGCCAGTGACGCCAAAACCATAAAAAATACGGAAGTTTTCATCGTTTCCCCTTGCTAGGATGAGCATTAATGGCTGATCAAGATGACCTGATTATTTCGATCAGCACCGACCTTACTACCGTAAAACGCGCGCTTACGAAACTGGTCGGTGACGTCGGAACGGCGTCTGACCAGATATCGAAGAAGTTCGACGCAGCTGGCAAGAACATTGACAGGTCGATGACGACTGCAATGCAGTCGCGCATTGATCAGATGGTAGGAATTGGCACAAAAGGTGCCAACGAATGGAACGGTGCGCTGGCCGCCCAAGGCAAGCAACTTGAGGCGTTGCGCGCCAAGTACAACCCGCTTTTCGCGACGATCAGCCAGTACAAGTCCAACCTTGCGGACCTTAAGCGTGCCTATGCGATTGGAGCTATTAGCTCCGCCGAATTTACGGCTGCGCAATCTCGAGAGCGCCAGGCGACGCTTGCAAATATTGCTGCTATCAAAGGTCGTAATTCTGCTATCGAGGCAGTGCCGCGCGGCGGGGTGCGGACAAGGGGTGCTGGTAACAATGGTTTCCAGACTGCGAACATTGCGGCGCAGTTTCAGGATATCGCTGTAACATCTGCAATGGGTATGAACCCATTGCAGATCGCCTTGCAGCAGGGCACTCAGCTTTCCATGGCTCTGGGCGAGAACGGCGCAGCCGGGGCTGCGAAAGCGCTTGGCGCGGGCTTCCTTTCTCTTATCAGCCCCATATCGCTGGTGACTGTCGGTCTCGTCGCCGGCACCGCAGCCCTTATTGAGTACTTCAGTAAGTCGCACACTGAGCTGAAGACAATGGACGATGCGCTGAAGGCTCACACCGACAGCGTTAATATCCTGAAGGATAGCTACCACCAGCTAGCCGATGCCATCAAGGTGTCGGCGAATCTAGGGGGTAACAGCGGTTCTGCCGCATTCCTTCGTGCGAACGAAGTCGTTCAGCGTGCGGTAAACCGTCAGGAAACAAAGAAGTTTGCAGGAACTCTCCTGCCTGACTCTGGCATTGTAAACTCCATCCCATTTTTCGGGAATGGTGGCACACCCATAAGCACGCTGAAAAATCTCAGTGGTTCACTAAAGCAATTTCAGCCTGCCGTTGATGCTCTTTTGCAGAGCGTCAGAAACGGCGCTCCCGACTTCGACAAGTTCAATGCCAGCGTCGAGGCAACATTTCAAACGCTTGTCGGGTCGTCGGATAGCCCTGAAGCTCTTCGCGCTGCAGCAGATGCCGTTAAGTCTCTTGGCGAAAGTGCGCTATCAGTCAGCACCAAGATCAAGGTATTGGGCGACGATGGCAAGGAAACAAGTCAATCCCTAGCTCCGTTCCAATCGGCCATTGATAGGTTGAAAGTTGCCATCTCTGATGGCAATCCTGATATTGCTAAATTCAATGACGATATCGAGGCAATCGGCAAATCGCAAGGATTGCAGTCCGTAGCAGACCAAGTGATTGTTCTCGGCCGCGAACTGTTGAATCTTAATATCCAGCTGAAGGAGCTAGACGCTCGCAAGGCGGCTCTTTTCAACAATGTCGGCCCTAACGGTATGTTGCTCTCGCAGGGCAAGACCAATACCGATGACATGAGCGACTATGAGGCGTTCAAGACGCAGCAGCGCATTGCCGCGTCTAGATCAAATCAGGCTTTTTCGGCGCAGGTGGCTGGAATCAATGCCAGATCGCCATATGAGCGCGCCAACGCCGCTCGCCAGGCTGCCGCTGCACAATACAACAATGACGAGACGCCGGACGCACGCAAACAGCGCATTCAGCAAGCCGGTAGGCTAGTAGAAATTCAAATTCAGCATGACCTTACTGAGGCACAGCGCGATCGCAATGTTGCTCTCAACAAGACTGTTGAAGATCAAAAGCTTGAAATATCGCTCATCGGTAAAACCGCTGGCGAGACTGCCGCGCTTCGTAAGGAATACGAGCTCACATCTCAGCTTCGCATTGATGCCGCCAAGAACGGCACTCAGGTTGATCAAAAAGAAATCGACCTCATCAAGCAAAAGTCGCAGGAGTTGGGGCAACTTACTGACGCCTACAATAAGGCGAATCTGAAAAAAGATTTGTCTTTTGAGCGCGATCAGTTGTTTCGCACTCCGCAGGAGCAGCAAGTAGCGTCTCGCCTTCAGGGCGCAGGACAGGCGGTTGATCTGAATTCGCCAGAGGCGAAACAGATCAGGCAAAATCTGCAGATTGCAGAGATGCAAGATACGGTCGGATCGTTCTTCACAAGCATCCGAGATGGCGTCGTCAGCAATGGCGGGAATATCGGCAAGGCCCTTGGCGACGCCATCAAGAATAGCTTGTTGAACGCGCTGACAAAGGCCAGTGACGCGGCTATTCAGCGGCTCACGAATGCCGTTGTGAATGCCTTTTTGCCATCGGGTAACGCCGGTAGCGCGGCGACTAGTGGGCTTGCCAATGCCGGCGCTTCCGTTGTCGCCAAGGCGTTCGGCGGCACGTCCAGCGCCACCACAAACCCAGTCATGGCTGGCAATATGTCTGCCTACGCATCGGCGATTAAATCGATCGAGAGCGGCGGAAATTACGGCGCGCTTGGCCCACTGATGAAGTCGGGCGACAGAGCCTATGGTGCCTATCAGGTCATGGGTGCCAACATCCCATCTTGGACAAAGTCAGCAACGGGCACGGCCATGTCGCCGAGTGCGTTTCTGAATAATCCAGCCGCACAAGATGCGGTATTTAACAAATACTTCGGCGCTTCTGTTTCGAAGTTTGGCAACCCACAGGATGCGGCTAGCGTCTGGTTCTCGGGCCGACCTCTGGCGAAGGCTGGCCTTGCCAGCGACGGATTCAACACGACTCCTGAATACGTCAACAAGTTCAATAATGCGCTTGGCGACGCATCCAAGAACGTCGGAACCTTTGGCAACGGCCTAGGCCAACTCGGCCAAACATTGGGCGCCGCCGGTAGCGGCGGTCTGTTCCCGGCCGCTCCATCAGCATCTGGTGGTGGCGGGTTGTTCGGATGGATAGGTAGCCTGTTCAGTTCGCCATTCAAAGCCGCTGGCCCGCAAGGCGCTGCCGCATTGGCGGGAACTCTTAAGCCCGGTCTCTTCGCCGACGGTGGCTACACAGGCCCCGGCAGCAAGAACACGCCGGCCGGTATCGTGCATGCAGGCGAATTCGTCGTGCCTAAGCACATCGTCGATAAGATCGGCGTTCCTGCTCTGAGCACCATGATAAAGGGCTACGCCAACGGCGGCCTTGTGACGCCTGCATTGGTTTCCGCTCCTACGGCTCCAACGCTGCAGCCTCGCATGGCGCCAACCGGCGCGAACAATAATCAGCCTGGCGTCCTGAACGTCCACATCCACGGCGCAAGCGGTGACGACCATATCCGCACGCTTGTCAAGCAGGGCGTCGGCGAAGGCCTGAACGGTTACAACGACAATCAAGTCCGCGGTGGTTTTGGAAACAACCAGAATAAGTGGAACGCCCGCAAGGGTTGACCGACGAAAAGGCAGAAAATGGCCAACTACCTGAACCTGCCGACGCTGGAAGCTAACTTCCTGGCGCCTCTACGCACGACTTTTGACGTGTCTGGGTCGTCGATAGACGGTGGCCGCAATGGCAACGGCGAGAGCCAGACGATTGAGCTTAGCGGCGGCGGATTGGTGACTGCCACGTATGAGGACTGCAAAATCCGAGATCCGGAGCAGTACGAATATGTCAACTATCTCGGAGCCCGCTTTAATGGCGGGTTCCGCTTTATTAATGTTCCAATCATCACCGATTGGTTTGGCCCGTTCCCGAAGGGTGGCAACATTCCCATGCCATTCATTCGGCCGATACCACACTCTGACGGCGCTTATTTCTCCGATGGAGCCGGCTATAGCCAGGCAAGTGTGTGGGGTGAGATCACTGCCGCGGCAAGCCTGAATTCAGGCGTGATTAGCATGCGCGTCTACGGTCTCTCTAGGGCGCTTCGCTGGTCTGACTGGTTTTCAATTTACCACCAGACAAAAGGCTGGCGCGCTTACAGATATTGGGACGTGCTCTCGCGCGACGATGGCGACGGTTTCGCCGACTATACGCTGGCGTTGGCACCTCCGCTACGCGAGGCGGTAGCAGTAGGGACGCGGGTTGAATTCGCGCGTCCGCGGTTTGTTGCCAAGTTCAAAGCTGATTTCACCCTGCCGTCTGTCGTTGAGGCATTTTTCGTGACGACGCAGACTATCCAGTTTTCTGAGGCTTTTTAGCCAGCCGCTGGCGCTATTTTGCGCGCCTCCTTTAGCTACCGGAGGCTCAATGGCCTTTATCCCAGACAATGTCGTCGCAGAGATGCGCGGCAGCCATCAGCTTGGCATTTTTCTGCGTATCGACACGGACCCAGGACTTCATCTCTGGTTTGGCATCAACGATATTCCGGCACGCTTCGATAGCATCGATCCTGATGGCACGGTCTATCTTGGCGGCGGCCGTCTTATAGGCGTGCCTGACCTAGAGGTGCTTGTCAACGGCACGGCAGATAGCGTCGACTTTACCGTTTCCGGTGTTGATCCGTCTACCGGCGCCAAGATGCTCGACAGCATTCCGGCCGTGCGTGGCGCGCTCGTGCAGATGGGGTTGACGACGCTGGATCAATATTTCCAGCCGATGAGCAACATTATTCCGATCTGGAGCGGTATTGCGTCACATGTTGGCGAAACCGGTCAGGTGGCATCCGGCGAGAATTCGCCAACGCTAACGCTCTCCCTCTCTGTTGTTACTGGCGAGTCCACGAGGTCGCGACCGGCTCGCGTGCTGTGGTCCGACGCGCAGCAGAAGGCAATTTCGCCAACCGACGACTTTTGCAAGCAGGTCCAGCGCTTGGCGCGCGGCGTGCAGCCTGTGTGGCCGAACTACTGAGTCTGCGGCGACTAGCCAAGGAAATCTAATGACATTGCACGAATTCTTGGCGCTCCCGCACCGCTTTAGGTGGGGCGGGGTAGGCGGAGACGATTGCACGACATTCTGCGCCACATGGATTGCGGAAAGCATTGGCATCGATCCGGCCGAAGACTTGCGCGGCACCTACCGCACACAGGAGGGCGCACAAGCGATTCTCGATGGGGCTGGCGGAATTGTCGCCCTTATAGAAGGGCGCTTGCCAGCGGGCTACGTACGCACCGAAGCGCCAGTAGATGGCGACATTGGCGTTGTTCGCTTGCCGGTCGCAGAAGGCGACATCAAGGAAATCGGCGCCATTCGTTTCGGACCGCTTTGGCTTGTTCTGGCACCGGCCGGCGTTGCCGCAAAGAAGGCTGACTTCGTAGCAGCGTGGAGGTTTGCTGAATGAGCATGCATCACCAGCGCATGCTCGCGCGCTATGGGCTTTCATATACGACTTCGCTTTACAGCCAAGTTGTCTTCGACCCCATCTTCACACCGCTATTTACCTCGTTTTTCGCGTCTATCGGCTTAGGCGCCACGGCGGCTGGCATCGCGGGCAGCATCACCACGGCTATCGTCACAACGGCGATTACCGTTGGCATTCAAATGCTGATGGCGCCAAAGCCACCAAAGCCGGAAGACGGCAAGGTGCCGAAGTCGCAAGGCGTGCCTTACCGCATCTGGGGCGTCGGCCGCACGCGGCTAGCCGGCTCGTACATGCTTTGGGAGGCCGCGGGCAAATATCTCTATGCCGTTCAGGCAATGGCTGGCCATCGCATCAAATCTGTAAATCGCTATTGGCTTCACGATGATGAAGTCATGATCGACGCCGATGGCTTCACCACTAACGATGACGGCGGTCGCTACGGCAACAACGTCAGGATCATGTCGCGCCTTGGTGCTGCGACTGAAACTGCATTTGCTCCCATCGTTGCCAAACTTGGTGCATCCGGCATCTGGACTAACAATCATCGCGGCGACGGCCAGGCTAGCCTTGGCATGATCGCGGAGTCGACCGAAGCTAAAAACCAGCAGAAGCGCTTCCCGTTCGGGCCGCCATCGCTGTCGGCCGAATGCGATCTTACCTATTGCTGGGACTTCCGAGATCCTGCGCAAGATCCGGAAAATCCGGCGACTTGGACTTGGACGCAAAACAGCGCCGTAATCCTGGCTTGGCATCTCTGCTTTAATGAGTTTGGTAGCAGGAAGGATTATCGCAAGGCCATTCTTCCCGTTCTCGATATGTGGATTGAAGAAGCTGATATCTGCGATGAGGACGTACCTCTTGCGGGCGGCGGCACTGAGAAACGCTACGAATGTAATGGCTGGGACACGACAGAGAATAGCCCAAAGGTAGGCATAAACGCAATTCTGGCAACGTGTGACGGCTGGATGTGCGAACGCGGTGATGGCGCCATTTTGCTCACCGTTGGCAAGTTTCGTGAGACTCGCGTCGCAACGCTGAGCGATGCAGACATTATCGGCCATCAGATTCAATACGACGTTCTTTTCGAGGATGAGTGCAACCGCCTCATTCCGAAATTCACGTATCCAGCAACAGACTATTCGACCTGCGATACTGATTATTTCGAAGACAGCGCAGCCCAGATTTCCGCCGGCCGCGTACTCGCACAAGATGGCGATTACGGCTGGTGTCATCAGTGGCGGCAAGCCAGAAGGCTTGGAAAGCGCGACTGGCTGCGAATTCAGCAGAAGGTCAAAGGCTCGATCGACGTCCGGCTGTCGGGCATCAATGCGATCTATAGCCGATGGGTGCGCCTTTCTACACCAGTTCGCCTGCCCCGCCTTGACGGCAAGCTGATTGAAAACCGCCGTGCGCTGCTGTCCCTGACAAAGGGCGGCTTTAGCATGGAGATCAACCAGCACCCTGAAAACATCGACGACTGGAATCCAGCCGTTGACGAGGGAATGCAGCCACCAGTGCCGCAGTCGCCAGACCCTGACGCCATTCCGACACCAGTCATCAATCTGGTGCAGGCTCTTACAAGCAATGGCTCTGTCTATCTGCGCGTCATTATCATTGATCCAGCTGACGACAGTCTGACGCCAGTCGTGCGCTATCGCGTGCAAGACATCGGTTCTGGCGTTGCCGGCGCTTGGGTTGAACAACAGTTTCCTGATGCGCCGCCATCTGGTGGTTTCATCAACATGAACACCAACAACGTGCCGGCGGATACCACGCTGGACGTTGAAGCGGCGTTCATTGGCTCGAACGACTCCTATGGCGAATGGTCTCCGATAGAAAGCGTCGTCTCAACGTCAGATCCAACGCCGCCAGGCCCGGTAACGGGCGCCAGCGCAACGGGTGGCGTAGGGCAGGCGACGTACAACTGGACGGCGCCGAACAGCAGCAACTACGGCAGCTCGAGGCTCTACTGGAACACGGTCAACAACTTTAGCACGGCGACAGCGGTTAGCCCGACCGAAGGCGGCGCTCCTGGCTTGCCGGATAGCCATGTCGTTACCGGCCTCACAGCAGGCGTGAAATACGGCTGGGTTGTTGCGCTCAATCGCTCCGGCATCGCGGCTGCTGAAGTCGCGACAGGCACTTTTACTGTTACTTAAAAAAGGAGGCCGGACGAATGGCCGAAACTGCGGAACTTATTTGGGAAGACGGCCCTATTAGCAACCCCTCGCAACCTTCAAAGTCGCGCATTCGAGCTTGGGGCAAGTGGATTGAGACGATGATCTCAGCATTCACTTCGAATGGTGGTCTTGTTTACACCACACGAGCTCTCCTTTTCGATGACCTAAACCACGATCCGTGGACTATGGCTTGGGTTGTACAAGACCCGGTTGCCGCAAATAATGGCATCTATTTAAAGTCCTTTGGTCCCGGCGCCGGGTTTTGGACGCGTGTCGCGGATCTTCCGTATAGCGTCATTCGCGCTGTCGATACAGGAGCGGGGCCAGGCTATGCAATTCAGGCGACGAGCAGTCTACCGGTCACTGAATCCTCTCTGGTCATCGTGGAGCTCCAAGAAACAAATCCTTCGTCCCCTGTCACCATTTCATTTAATTCATCGGCCCCGCTGACAATCAAGACAAATTCGGGCCAGGACCCAATTCCAGGAGGGTTGCCTGCAATCCTGCTCGGATACGCCAAGGGAACCATCTTTCGTCTCGTCAGCGATCAGACGAGCGCGACGTTCCAAGCAGCCTTGGAGGCATTGGTTGCTCAAGCAGAAGCTGCCGTTGACGCAGCGAGCGATTATGCCGATTTCGCGCGGAACAACTGGGCAAATCTTGGGCCATACACGGGCACAGGTGTCCAGACCGATTATCTGCTTTCGATCGACCCAGGCACGGCAAATAATATGTTTGTGGTTGCTGGCGGCGTCATGCAGCTACTTTCTGACGGAGCATATTCTCTGGTCTATAGTGGTGGCAGCCCCTACATCCGCATCAAGGTTCCGCTCGGGATAAAGTTCGAGGTTCGCGTATCAAACGCGATTAATGTCAACACGCCGTCAGATCTTAGCGTCAGCACGAGCAAGCTCGTTGATGGCGCCGTAACCTTGGCGAAAATGGCGTCGAATAGTGTCGACAGCAGTAAGATCGTCGATGGCAGCATCTCAACCAGTGAACTTGCGGATAATGCTATCACATACGCAAAAATGCAGGATGTTAGTGCGACGAAGCGGCTTCTTGGGCGCAAGACTTCAGGATCTGGCGATCCGGAAGAGATCAGCGACACAGATCTTCGCGATACCTTCTTGCCTGTCGGCAGCGTAATCGACAGCGTTGCAGCGACTCCTTATGCGACGAATGCGGACCTATCGACGGTTATACCGATTGACGACACTATTCCGCAGATTACCGAGGGGACGCAGATCCTCACGGCTTCGATCACGCCGAAGTCAACCACAAATAAACTTCGAATTCGGTTTCGTGCCGAGGCTGTTGTTGACGGCACCGCACCGCAGAACATCGTCTGGGCGATTTTCAATGGTGGTGCGAACGCAATTCGCGCCGGAGTGGCGACTATCGGGGCAACTGGTGCCGTCCTCACGCTTTCCGGAGAGGTTGAGTATGTCCCCGGCGTCACTACTGCTCAGACCATTACTGTTCGAATAGGTGGCGCATCAGGCCGGCTGGTGAGGCTAAACGGCTCATCTGCTGGTCGACTCCTTGGCGGCGCTAGCGCGGCAACTCTTATCGTTGAAGAAATAAAGGCTTAAACTATGGACCCAACGCGCGTTAACTCTGCCATGCTCGATGGTAGCTCGCCGATCCTGCTGATCGCATCTGGTCAGTCAAACATGGCTAATCATTTGCCATATGCGTGGACACCGCCGAGTAATCTATTGCTATGGAATTGGGACGGTTTTGCCAATGCTGATACCGATATCGGCACGGCCTTTTCTCCGATCTCAGGAGAAATGGGAACTGCCTTCTCGCTTGGTGCCGAGATTGCCAAGGCTAACGCCGATCGGATGGTCTATATAGTGAACATCTCGAAGGGTTCACAGCAGATCGAAAAGTGGCTAACCGGCGGCGGCTCCCCGGACATGTTTTTGGCTCTCGATAACAATGTGCGCGCCGCGCTTGCGGTCATTGGGAAGCCGGTGGACGTTGTATTTGCTTGGTGGCAGGGCGAAGGGAATGTCACTTACATCCAGAACAATTCGCTTTATTTGGCGAAATTCGCGCAACTTCGGGACCGGCTAAAGGCGACCTCATGGTTCCCGCGCCAGACCGCCATGCTTGTTTACGGTGTGTCCCCATACGTGCCCGCTACGCTCGGTCTGGCATCCCATTTCAACGGTATTTTGGCCAAGGCTGCTTCGCAAGAGCCTGAGACAATCAGCTACGTCAACACACCCTCCATACCTCAATCGTTTTGGGCGACGGAGACCGATCCAAGTGTAAATTACACGCATATGACGGCTGAGGGATATCACATGGCCGGCGTGTTAGGGTTCGACACGCTGTGCGGCCGCGCCAGGCATGCGCTCGGACAAGGGAATAGCTTCACCCCTCAATTTGGCTATCATCAGGGACCAAACCCCGCGTTTTTTGCGACACATAGTGGCGGCGTTGGTCCGGTGATTGTGGGAAATTATTCGGGCGTATCCCTGAATTCAAATAATCACTTCGACTCCGTTAACGGCGTATTCACGGCGCCAATCGATGGGATTTACAAGATTGGCTATAAGCTCGGCAACCAGAACTCCGATACGCTGCTGCAGGCGATCCTTGAATTCACGAGCAACTTCGGCACGGGCGATATAGTAGGCTCCCAAATCACTGTCACCAAGGCAAACCAGACAGCCGCCGCCGAAATATTGCTGGCGATGCATGCCAACTCTTTCATCCGCCTGAAGGTCACAACCGGGACGTTTGCGGGTGGCGGTAACCAGAATTGCTTCTGGGGCCATTTGATTAGCTAAGGTGCGGAGCCATGAGGGCTGCGGCGGTAACTGCCGCAGCCACAATCAAGGCAGCCCAGCGGATTCTAATGTCCGAAATCGACGGTCTGGCGTGCTTCTTCGTAATCCAGGCGCGAGCAGGAGTTTCTACAAACTCAAATGCCAGATAGGACATAGCCAGCACGCCGATCCAATACAATGCAAGCCACGCGCTGGGATGTTTAACAATGAGGCCAGGAAAGGACTCGTAATACCTCAGCAAGATGGAATGGAGGAGATAAACAGAGAAGGAAACCTCTCCAAGGATGACGATCGGCTTACAGCCCAGTATTCGCGCGAGTAGTCCAGTCGATGACGCCATAACGAAGATGAAGGCGACAAAAACGGGGGTGAAGCCATTCTGTTCAATCCAGAAAGCGCCGGCCGGTCCAAAAAACTGGATAACCCTCGGATCGTGGGCAAAATTGTAAGCGTAGCCCACGGCTAGCAGGAGGGCGGCGCCCGCCAAAAATTCCGCCGCACTCGAAATAGAAAAACCCCACTCGAAGCGACGCTTTGTCCACAGATCTCCGACGACGACGCCAAATACGAACTCCGGAAGTCGGGCTAGTGGCGAGAAATGCAGCAGTCCTTGTAATGTGATTCCAGGAGCTTTTGGTTCGGCCGAAAGGGCCCCTCCGTTGGCATATTGGATCATGATGATCAAAGGGGCACACGCCAGCGGCAGCTTAAGCCAGTTCAGCTTGCCCCAATTCGCAATCCAAAGAGGGAAGGTAAGATAGAAGGCGGCTTCGACAGAAATGCTCCATGCCACTCCGTTGAAGGCTAGGAAGTTCTGCCACGTCGGATACCAGGCATGTGTAAGCGTGATGTAGTGCAGGATCGTGAAAAACTCTCCCGGTTGCCAGAGCTCGCCAAGCGCCGACGGCACAAGCAAAAACAACACTAGAGTTGAAAATAGATGCATAGGCCAGACGCGCGCGAAGCGGGCCAACACAAAGTGTCTCGCCCGCACATCGCCCAGCGTTGGGTAGCTGTACGCCAGGATGAAACCTGACAGAACGAAGAACATCGAGACGCCATGCTGAAGCGACATTCCGAGCAGGAACGCCCCATCGGTGCCCCAATATTCCCACGAATGACCTTCGACGATCGCCGCCGCAGCAATGATTCTTATTCCGGTAAGTGGATTGAGATGCCGAGCCAGCGGCGCGGATCGTGGCGCGTCCAGAACGCTTTCAACAGACATATAATATTATCGAAATTTGAGGGAGGAAAAACAGAAATTGAGGAACTTAGTCAGGGCGCTGAGGGGAGGCGCTATGCCAAGCCGCTCATATCCGGCGTTAGTCAATGACATCCTGAGGCCCGCCTCTGGCATATGATTGATGCGAATGAAGCCGCGCTTTTGAGCCTCGACAGAGATGGGGTGAACCTCAAAGGCTGTATCGCTATCCGAGAAGTAAATCTCCCCGCCGCGAGCAAGCACAAACGTCAAAAGTTCCTCAACTTTCGCATGCTTGAAGCGGAAAACATCTTGCGAGTTGGCGAAACCTGGAGGTCCTGACATTTCGATAGCCTCTCTTCGTCTGGTATGCGCCGTTATATTTATCACAGTTGCTCTGCGCAATACGGATAATCCGCTCCTACACCGTTCGTAAGCGGACCATTCTTAAGGACATCCCATGAAACCGAAACTCGTACCGCACAAGCGGCGCGTGCTTTTGCGCGCCTAACGGGCAGCGAAAAGGAAAATCCATGAACAACGCGAAATTCTTTGCGGCTGTCAGCTCATCGCTGTTCGGCGGCAGGCTGACGCAGCCGCAGGTCGACGGAATCAACGCGCTTCTTGCTGCATCGGGAAACTTGCCGGCCGCGCAGGTCGCTTACGTGCTTGCCACTGCCTATCACGAGACCGCCAGGACGATGCAGCCTATTGCTGAATATGGCCGCGGCAAGGGTAGGGCATACGGTAAGCCTGGTCGCAATGGCGGCCAGATTCCCTACGGGCGAGGCTTCGTGCAGACGACTTGGGATGCAAACTACGAGCGCACCGACAAGGAACTCCATCTTGGCGGCAAGTTGATTGCCAACTACAACCTCTTACTCACAGATACCAGCGTGGCGGCGCAGGCTGCAGTTCGTGGAATGGTCGAAGGCTGGTATACAGGCCGAAAACTTTCCGCTTACTTCGGCGCGCGTAATGATGCCGTCAACGCACGCCGTATCATCAATGGCACCGACAAGGCACAGACGATCGCCGGCTATTGGTCATCGTTCTATGGTGCCATGCTCTCTTCTGCGGATGTGCCGGCATGAAGCGATCAAGCCGGCGTTTTTCCAAGATGCTTGTGGCCGCCAACGTTGCTCTAGCATGGGGCGCCATATTTCTAGCGATCGTCTATCTGCAGGCGTCCTCTGTTGTAGCTAGCGGCTTTGCCTTTATCGCGCTCATTGCTGGCGCTTATATGGGCGTGGGACACGCTGACTATCGAATGTTCGTTCGCAACAACCAGCAGGTCAGCGGCTCAACGCCAGATATGGGCGACGCCGTTGCTGGTGGCGGTGACTTTCCGCTCGTCGATACTTCATCCCAAAAACAGGAGAACAAATGATCTCCGTTATCTCAAAAATACTCGGTGGCAGCGAATTGGCTGCGTGGGCTATGATTGCTCTTTTGGTCGTCGCTGCATTTGGCGGCACTTATGCAATCGCAGACCACCGCGGCTACGGACGCGCTGAGGGCAAATACACAAGCCAAATCGAGCAGATGAAGGCTGATGCAGCCACGGCTCGCGCCAACGAGATTGAGCGCCAGAACGCCGCCAACAACGCCGCAAAGCAGGCCGAAGCCCAACGCATCGCGCAGATGCAGGCCGACGCCGCTGCACTTCAAACTCAAATAGAGGAGCTCCAGCGTGAAGCTCATCAAGACCCTGACGCTGGCCGCATTGTGCTTGGGGCTCCCAGCGTGCGCCGCATCAACAAAGTACGTTAGCCCACCGCCACCACCGCAACTTTCCAGTCCAGACTCGGCCTTGACGAGGGATTGCGATGCGCCCGCAAACATCGGCGACAAGGCGCTCACACAGGAGCAATCTGAAAATTTCTGGATACAGGACCGTAAGGCGCTGATCGACTGTCGGCGTCGACACTCGGCGCTTCGCGACTTTTACGCTGATCGGGATGTCAGGCTGGCTGGCGGTAAGGCGGTAACGAAATGACAGCCAACGATTTGCTAACAGCATTTGGCCCGCTCGTGCCGGTAATTGGCCTTGTCCTCACCATCTGGTGGCGCGTCGAAAACAAGATTGAAGGCGCTAGCAAGAAGGCGCAGGACGCGCTTGATAAGCTTGCGAAACACGAAACACATGCCGCCGAAACATTCGCCACCAAAGCAGGCATGCAAGAACAGACGGCGCAATTGCTCCGCGCCATCGAAGGCGTTGGCAATCGCATTGACGGACTACACGAACGTCTCGACCGCGCCTTTGAGCGTACAGCGCGCACCAGCCGCTCCGCATAAACACACTAGCCGCCTCTCCTTAACCGGGGAGGCGGCTTTTTTTTGTTTTATGCTCACTCGAGTTCTGGAATCTCGCCGCTTCGAAATAGAACGACGGGCGGTCCATATTCACCGATGGCCAGATCTGCTTCACGGCTCCAGGCCACCACGCCGCTGTGAAGGCCGGCCATCATACGGGCCTCGCGTGTTGCGCGCTCTTCGGTATCTATCTGGCGCGGATCAAATGCCGGCACAAACTCGCCATCGTCATTCTTGTCGAATGCGGCGAGAACGATCAATTTCCCTTTTTCTGCCATCCTTATTACTCCTCTACGGGTCGCCGCTCGCCACGACGCATATGGTCATAAACCATTTCAACGCGACAAGCCGCTTGTGTGGCGTCATTCTCGTACCCGGCTGTAGGCCAATTCAGCTTGGCATCTCCTTCGGTGTGGATCAGCCAAAACCATCTTTCTTTTGTCCAAGGTTCATCGATTTTGAATATCCGGCCGATTTGCCGATCACCGTCAAACCCGACGAAATCAGTTCCTGGCTTCTCTTTCCAACTGTGCCGCCATTTGTATCTCGGCTTGCGGTCTGTTCCGATTGCTTCCCAAAGCTTCCACATACCTCATATTTGTTCTGTTTTTGTTCTTAGTCAAGAGATAAATGGCTTACCATCTTGACAAATTGGTAATTTTGTCATATGGTGTTCAAACTGGCAACATCCAGACAGAAACATCCAGACAGCAGCGCGCCCACCAAGCGCAACAGCCGCACGGCACCCGCCGTCATCGCATTACACCACAGCAGAGGAGACAAGCCATGAGATATTACAGATATGCAGCGATCATAGTTCTGGCGCTAGGGGCACTTCTTGGCGGCGGTATCGGTTACGCCATGCCGCCCACACCCTCAGCGACAACAACCGTGTCTGAGGCCAACGTCGTCAAAGTATCCGATAAGGATGGCCATGGCTCTGGCGTTAACATTGGCAACGGCTTCGTCGTTACGGCCGGCCATGTAGCCGACGGCAACAAAACTGTCAAGCTCAAGACGAGCGACGGCCGCGAGCTAGACGCAGACGTGCTTTGGGTAAACAACACATACGACATCGCGCTGCTGCGAGCCGATGGCCTAGGGGGGGGCAGCTCCCTTGATTGCCGCACAGCTAAAACTGGCGAGCAGATTCAGGCTGCCGGCAATCCGATGGATTTGGAATTCGTTTCGTCGTTCGGACGCATTGCCGGTGACGTCCGCGAAGCTGGACCATGGAAAGAAGTCCTCGTTACCGACATCACCATCGTTATGGGGCAGTCAGGCGGCCCGGTGTTTGAGCCAGATGGCCGCGTCATCGGCATCACGGTTGGCGTTGCTACCGCGACTCTTCAGGGTGGCATTATCGGCGCTACTCCGTCACTCACTGGCTTTGGCTTGGTCGTACCATCTTCGACCGTATGCAGGCTGATGGGGCGGGTGTCCTGACGCAGATCGCCTGCCGCGTGAATGCAGCTTTTTCACAAGGGGAGATTTGATGAGCAAAGACGAAGGAAGGCCGTCGCGTGAAAGCGCATGGCTGCAAGCGTGGTTGGTGGTTGCGCGCGCAGAGGGCGCCCACAAGCCAGTCGTAGCAACAAGCTGGGCTGATGCGTGCTTGGCTGCTTTTGACGCGCGCTTTCCACAGAAAAAGGAATCCTAACTTGCCAACACCAAGACTTTCAGACGAACTCGCCAAAGAGGCGGCCGATGCGTACATCGCGCTCGGCAGCCAGACGGCAGCCGCTACTTTGCTGCATTTGCCGAGGCCGACGCTTCAATCAAGACTGAAGATTGCAGCAGAGCGTGGGATGCTGGGCACGAAGCCTGTTTTGCCGGGGTTTCGCATAAGCCAAGTGACTAGTACTCCAAATGGCGATTTCGTGCAGCAGAAGCCTGAGCATGGTGGCAAGTTTGTTCTGCCGGAAGGCCAGAAGATAAAGGGTGTCTCCGCTCTCGTTGATGCCGACGGGCGGGAAGTAATAAAGTGGGTGAAGACGTCCGCTGATGCGGATCAGCAGGCGGCAGTTCTAGCCGCCACCGTCGCCGCGCTGAAAGAAGATCTGCCGCGCGTCACGATGATGTTACCACCGGCTAGTGTTGAAGATGATCTTCTCAACCAGTTTGTTGTGACAGACAGCCATTTCGGAATGCTAGCCCATCGCGAGGAGACTGGCGCCGATTATGACCTAAAGCTGGCCGAACAGTTGTTGCTCGATTGGTTCGCTGCGGCCGTCGCTGGCGCACCACAAGCGCACACCGCCGTCCTCGCACAGTTAGGCGACCTTTTACACCATGATAGCCTCGAGAGCGTCACGCCAGCCCACCGGCACGTCCTGGACGCCGATAGCAGGCTGCACAAGGTTGTGCGCGTTGTCATCCGCACCTTGCGGCGTATTGTCGACATGCTTCTGCAAAAACACCAGCACGTCCACGTAGTTATGGCATCTGGTAACCATGACCCGGCGTCTTCAGTGTGGGTGCGAGAACTGCTGGCTACCATCTATGAGAACGAGCCGCGTGTCACCGTCGATACCAGCCCGATGCTTTATTATGCCTTCAAGTGGGGCGATACGCTTCTGATGTATCACCACGGTCATAAACGTGGGATCAACAACGTCGACGCCACCTTGGCCGGCATGTTCCGCGAAATGTTCGGAGCTTCCAAGTATGCCTTTGCGCACGTAGGCCACCTACACAGCGACGAGGGGCGCAAGTCCGCGCTAATGTATGTAGAGCGCCACGAAACGCTTGCGGCACCTGATGCTTATGCGGCAGGCGGAGGCTGGCTGTCTGGTCGTTCTGCCAAGGTGATAACATACTCTCAACGGTTCGGCGAGGTTGGGCGATCTACGCTTCGACCGGAGATGGTTGCCGGTCGGTATGCTGCCGCAAACGACAATGTGCCGGCAGAGCAGGCGAGGGCGGCGTGAAGACATTTCTTGGATTCCGAATTCACTGCGGCGACCCCGATAACCCTACAAAGCTTCGGTCCTATACAGGTAGCCTGCTGATGAAAGACAACACGGTCGATAATGGCCTCAACAATTATACAGATCACGCAATTGCGCGTTGGTATGGCGTCTCTTTCAAGTTGAATTGGTTCTTTGGCTTCTGGCTTTTCGGCACGACATCCTATGCCAAAGAGCGAGGTCCAATCCCGCGATAATCACCCCGCCGGCGGCCACTAATAGGCGGCGATCACCACGAAGAGGAGACTGAAATGGAAATTGTAGGAACGTTGAGAAATGCGCGCCGCGTGAGCGCGAGTGAAGATTTGCGCGGCCCATGCCTTCACGGGCAGGTCTACGGCGATACCAAGGGTCGCTTTCGTGACGGCGACTACATCACCACCAGCACGATCATGAGTGAAGATGGAGACGTCTTTAAAACACGATACAGCGCGTACAAGGTTGAGCATTGGGAGGGCGAGCCGGCTGGTCCTGTTGCTGCCAACGACAACAAGCCTGCCTATTCCCACGCCTCGGCAATCAACCTGTTTGCCGCAGACTGCCACGCAGCAAGCCGCAAGGCAGGATGGTACACGGATCTAGCCACTGGCAAGGCGCTTGATCGCAACGTGCCGGAAATGCTCTGCCTGATCCACTCTGAGATCAGCGAAGCCATGGAGGGCTATCGCAAGTCCAAACCCGGCAAAGTCCTGATGGACGACAAACTGCCGAACCGGCCCATGGCAGAAGTAGAGCTCGCCGACGCCATGATTCGCATCGGAGACCTGGCAACCTTCCTAGGCTTTGATCTCGGCGGGGCGATCGTCGAGAAGATGGCCTACAACGCAACACGCGAAGATCATCGCATTGAAAACCGGCTCAAGACCGGCGGGAAGGCGTTCTGATGTCCGTTATAACAAAATCGCAAAAACAGTATAACGACTACGTCATGGTGCCAGGCCTTGGAGCGCAACGCGTGCCACCCGAGAAGTACGTGCCGGCGAATGACAATGTTCCGTCGCCGACGGTCGTTTTTGACGAGAGTGGTGCATCGGCAGGCTTTGCGGTTGGCCACTATATCGGCCTCGATCGCCGTGAGGGAGACTTCATGGCCACTTACACCGGCCAGAAATACTGGCCGTGCGATCCGCGATCGAGCGAAGTCTTCATCAAGGACATCGCGCATTCGCTGAGCCTGCAGTGCCGATATGCTGGCCACTGCATCCTGCATTACAGCGTCGCCGAACACAGCGTTCATATTGCTCGCTGGCTGTTGGATAAATATGGCCCGTTCATGGCCCTTCATGGCCTGCTGCACGACGCGCCAGAGGCGTATTGCGTTGACGTGCCTCGTCCTCTCAAACCTTGGCTGGCGAACTATAAGCAGATCGAGGAGCGCAACTGGCATGCTATCGCCGATCGCTACGGCCTATTGCGAGAGCTGCCGGCCGAAGTTCACGAAGCTGACAACCGCATCATCGCAGACGAGCTCGTCAATATGCGGCCGATGCCATGGCATGCGCGCCACTCGGATGGCTTGGGAATAAAGATTGGCTGCTGGTCGCCGCAGGCTGCCGAAGAGGAGTTCATGGCGACGTTCGAGGCTTTGACTGGCAGGAGGGAGGTGGCGTGATGGAGATAACCAAAAGGCAACGGGATGCCTTATCCATTCTGGTGCGTCGCCATGATGATTATCCACACCAAGCCGGTTTTGCGACCGCGCATCTTGGCGAGAACACCACGGCGCTATTGAGGAGGCTTGCCCCTCTTGGTCTTGTTGTTGTGAGCAAGGGCGGGTCTGGGAGCCGGCAGTTTTTCAGGATCACAGATACGGGCCGCGCTGCGGTGAAGGAGGCAGCGTGACCTACCTTCACCAATTCTACGTTGGCCAGGATGTCGTCTGCATCGATGCTGGCCAGCCGCCATCAACCACACTGCCCTCCGAACTTACGGAGGGCGCAATCTACAAAATCCGCTGGATAGGTCCATACGAACACTACCTCGACGGCGAGTACATCGGCGTTCGGCTTGAGGGCATTGACCGCGGCACTTGTCAGATTTGGGGTTATGTCGATCCGCCGTTCCGCGCCACTCGGTTTCGGCCGCTTGTGGCTGACAGGCTTGGCAGCTTGAGAGCGTTGCTAGTGCCGGGCCAGCCGTTGGCGCCTAGTGTGGATGAGCCACGCCGGAAGGTGACGGTAAAAGAGGAGGAGACTGTATGACGGACATGGTGGAGAAGCTAATAGCTCTGACTGGAGGCGACCCCAAGTGGAAAAGCAACGCGTCAGAAATGTCGCAGCCAGATGTAGATTTGGCAAAACTGCTTGACGATAGTGGATACCTTGGCAACTACGGGTCAGCAACTACTCCAGGCGGAACGTTCTTGGTAACGATTGATGGCGCTATCGCGATGGGCTCACCACCTGATTGGTATGTTGAAATGTCTCCACATGAGCGCGCCACGCACAAGGCACCATGGATGCGAACAGAGCAAGATTATCTCACAATACTGAGCGAGAGGCCGGACGCATGGTTTAGTGAATACGACAATACAAGTTTGCTTTTTTCGATGATCGATAGCGGCTTACTGAGGTTGAGGAAGGACAAACCATCAACGCACACGTCAATGTGCACGTCGCTCAATCTCGAATTAACGCCCGAAGGCATGGCAGCACTAAAGGAGAGATCATGAACATTCCACTCTTCACCACAGAAGGCGACCTTACCGCTGTGCCGCACGCCAATGACAATATCCCGGCCGAGCTCGTGCCGTTGGCGCAGGCGATTGGGAAGGTGGATCCTAGTCTGCCAGCTTCATGGGGCGGAATGGATGGACATGACGCGAGCCTCACGACAACGCCCCACGGCTTGCCTGCCAACGACAACCTTCCGCCAGTCATCGCCTTCACAGGGCAAGCCGGCAGCGGCAAGTCCACGGCCACACGCTATCTTGTCGAGCGGCACGGCTACACGCTAGTGAAGTTCGCAGGGCCGCTCAAGGACATGATGCGGGCGCTTGGGCTTGAGGAGGGCCAGATCGAAGGCGACAGAAAGGAAGTGCCGACTTCCCTGCTTGCTGGTAAGACACCGAGGCATGCAATGCAGACACTCGGTACTGAGTGGGGCCGCAATTGCATTGGTGAGGACTTTTGGGTTGGTGTCTGGCGACAGCGCGCCAATGTCATCATCGCGAATGGTGGCCGCGTTGTCACCGACGACTGCCGTTTCCCCAATGAGGCGCAAGCCATCCGCCGACTAGGTGGAGATATCTACCGCATTGTTGGCCGTGGCGGCATTGCCGGAGGCCACGTGTCGGAGAGGGGTTGCGGCGACGAAGATCTGGTGATTGACAACGTCGGTAGCTTGGAAGAGCTGCATGACAAGGTCGAGAAAGCTTTGGTGCGGTACGCATAACCATCCAGCTTTTCGCCCACCAACACCAAACCCGCCACTCAGGCGGGTTTTTCTATTGCATCCCCTAGCACCCATCTAAAATTTCTTCCACCGCCACCTTCAATAATACGCAGATAATAAAGCTGCCGCCCCATGGCAGAGCACTGTCTTGACATTATAAAAGACTGCGAATCTCCAAACGACACAGACTGACCGATTTGAAATTTCCAGCTCGCGCCGAAATCGCTAATGTGCGATCTCTCCCCAACTTCAATTGCTATTGACATTTTTTTCTTGCCCCTCGTTCAGCACACGGCATGAGCCGGGGGTTAGTCACCCGTCGCGGAGACGAGTCGGTCGCTTTTAGCCGAGGCCTGGACATGACGCACCGCCCCCGGCCCGTGAAGGCCTTGGCGAATGCGCCAGCCGCTAAGCTGCGCACGTGTTCAAGTTCGTGCAAGCGCGACGACTTTATCCGTGATCAGGGTGACTAAACCCAAGGGCAATTAATACGATAATTTTTTACGCCCGCAAGTGGTATGATGATCTAAATATGGCAAGTTGCTTATATGTTACAAAAGTGTGCGGTTGGCATAAAAACGCACAACGAGAGCCAAGCGGCATGAAGAACGAAGCTGGAATGACACTGTACAAGATTTGTACGAAACCGAGCGTTTTCACGTACATTTTCGCGCTTTGTTCCGCACAGCAAAGCCGCCTCATGTAAAGCGCACTTTTGCTAATCAGTTGTTTTTATTGGAAAAAACTGGTGCTGCTAGAGAGATTTGA